ACTTCTTTGAGAAGTGGTAGAAGTTCTTATTGGTAATGTCTCTGAATCTGAATGGGTTTTACCTTTCATGCACCAAGGGGCATCATGGTCACCGTCTGCTGGCATCAAATGATATCCCTCTCGACAAGGTTGTTTTTGTGTACTTTGTCTTGGCTGTTTTCTGGTATTGGCAACTTCTATACCACCACCCAATACAGTTCTTTCCTTACACAAATATTTTAAAATGTTTTTATTTGTTGGTATTGTAATATAAACATATGCTCCTCTAGTTCCTATCTTTGCTGAAGAACGAACATGACTGCCGGGTTTAAGACTTACTCCTTGTTCTCCCATAATAATAAATTCATGGTACATATTTGTAAACCCCTTTATACCGTTTGATATATGAGAAATATTGAACTTATAAGTTTTGCCTGCATCTAATTCTAATGTGGGTTTTGTTTTTCCGTCAATTACATATGACCAAGAACCTTTACTATCATTTTCTATAGAAACATGGAATGTCTTCTTTCCAGATTGTTGCCATTTTTCTGTTGCACCCTGAAGACTTGATGATATAGAACTATTAACAGGAGATGTTTTAACAGTAGATGTTTGTGTTGTTTTTCTGTTCTTTATCGAAGCAAGTGTATCCTTTGCAGACTTTACTAAATCTGATATTTCTTTTGGTTGAGCAGTTCCCGTATCTTTTTTTGGTGACATCAGTGGAGTACTTGGATTAAATCCACCACCTGCACCACCACCACCTGCACCACCAATTGCAATTGGCAAAGAAGGTCTTCTACTTTTTTCTTCTGTTTCTTCTTTTCTTCTTCTTAACATAATAAACACTTCACTGCCAAATAAAGTTGTATCTGTAGGGACATCTTCAATTAATTCTATATGTTCCATACCTTCTGCATCGACATAGTATGAAGAAACCGTATAAGAAGATATACTGCTTCCTACTTTAATGTCCAGTGTATCGTTTGGTTTGACCGTTTTAAATACTGAAGAAAAAGAGTTTGCAGAATGTTTACCAATACGATTAACTAACTCGTTGATTTGTTCTGTTTTGTTTTCTTGTGTGCTTGATGATGTGGTCCATTTTAAAGAGCCATTAATAAAAAAGTTTTTGTCGTATCTAGAGTATGTTGAACTTTCATTCTTTACAGAAACTTTAGTAAGCAATGCTATACCTGTGGTGGGATTCCATTTCTCAAATATGTAAGTACCAGACAGATTCTTTATTTCTGCATCCCCAAGACCTTCGTTAATAAATTCACCATCGGTTAATGTAAGGGTATCTCCCTTGACTGCTGTTGCTTCAAAGAAGGTTGTGATTTCATCTTTAATTCTCTTTCTTCCTTTTAGTGCATCACCATAGTCCACTAAAACACTATCACCTTTAAAAAGAATATTAGGATTTACCGAAAAAGATTCTACGCTGTCAACGATGTCGGATATTCTGGTAACAAAATCGCAACCTATAAAGGATGCCTGACCAACCAATTCCTTTTGTTCGCTTGGTTTTTTACTTTTTCGTCTAGAATTTCTATTATGAATACTTAACGACATATTTTAATCAAGTTCCAATATAGTGTAGGGTTGCCGATTGGTCGCCATCTTTTCTACAATATATGTGTTTTAAGTTATTAATTTCTAGGTAGATACTTTCTCCTGGCTCTAACAAATATCCATTAGTTGGATTTGATTGTATTGTGTTTGAACCAACCCAAACATCTGTGCCACTTGTTATTAAGTTTTTAATAGTAACACCAGTTAATAGTTCCATTCCGTTATGAAGGCTTGTTGCATCGTTTAATACTTTCTTATTACCTGCTCGAAGATTTTCTGGTTTTGTTATAGAAGAAATTGTAGTTCTTACACTACCACTCTTTAAATCTGTACGGATTGCAGATATTTGGTCTGTTCCAGTTTTAATATTTTTTAGACCACCAATGAGTTCTCCAGTTGTTCCTTTGAGTTCTTGTAGAATATCATTATCGTCTATAGTAACAGTTCCAGATATTGTGGTTGACAATCCAGCGGTTGAAACAACATCAACAGCACCCGCTTGTTCACCACGAATGGTAACTGGGTCGCCCCATGTTCCTGTTGTTCCTTGGATTCTTAATGCACCACCCGATGCAGTTACCCCTACATCTATAGTTGCCCCCATAGTTACACTGAATGTAATTCCACCGTTTACAACTGCAACTTTAAGTGCATCTCCAGATGTTCCAATTATAGAGGAATCTAGCGTGCTTCCATAAAGATTGGCACGAACATATTTTGTTGCGTCTGCACCATATACCGCAATAGAATCTGTTGCTACAGAAGTTGTCCATTCTCTACTAGTTCCAACATCACCAGTTACGGTAATCATGTCGGTATCTTTTCCGAGTCTTCGTCCTGCGGTGACTGCAATAGGAACACCGAATCCATAGCCTGGGAATACTTCCCCTGCAACTGTTGCTGTTGCACCTGCTGAAGTTCCTTGTACGAGGATACCTAGCGCAGTACCAAATGTACCACCGAATGTTGGTCCATAACTTGCACCATCACTTGCCATTGCACCTCTTAAATGTATACCTGTTGAATAGTCACCGTTTGATGGTCCAGTTGTTGCAATAATAACAGGAATTCCATTTGTTACACCTTGAATCCAACCAGATATACCAACTGCTTGTGTTCCAGTAGTATTTCCTGAAACTGCAATATATTCTAATCCAGCAGTTGCGCCAATATAACCATAGTTCCGTATTTTAATGTTGGTGAGTGCCCCAGTTGAACTGGTTATACTAACTTCTAACGGTCCAGTTTGACCTGATATTTGTATTGGAAGTGGGTTTGTAAGTGAAGTCCTATATCCATTGTCTAAATCGCCCCATGCAATCTTTGAGATAGGAATGTGAGAGTTTGTAAAGCCAGTCCCTGCATTTCCATAGTCGGTTGCCATGGATGCGGTATCGCCACTAGTAGTGATTAAAATATTGTCTGTTATATCTGTCATGTTTGAAAGTTCTCCAAAGTATCAAGTTTCTTCTTGATTTTTATAGTCTTCGTGTTATACTATATATAACAAATGTCCTACGGGGCGTGTGTATATTATGAAAGGAATCTTACATGTTATTTAGCGAAGAAACACAAGGGGAATTTTTAAAAAGAATCGATACCATTGTTTTAAATGGTGGAGTTGGTTATATTGAGGCAGTTATAGTTGCTTGCGAAGAAAATGAGATAGAACCTAATGTGGCATCTAAGATACTTTCACAGCCAATTATTGAAAAGATAGAAGAAGAAGCCAGAGAATATAATATGTTCTCTAAAAATACTGCAAAACTTCCAATTTAGTGTTTGACTATTGGTGGTTTTGTAGTATTATATACATATACAGTTGTGGTTGGGTAGTTCCTGACCGAGTATTAGAACATGGTAGTCCCATGAGTAGCAAAATAAGGAGCATTTTATATGTCATTTGCAGATTTTAAGAAGCGTTCTCAGTCAAGTATTAATGAATTGACTAAGAAGATTGAAGAAACAAACAAGAAAGAATCATACACCGATGACCGTTTCTGGCGTCCAGAGTTGGACAAATCCAGTAACGGTTTTGCTGTTATTAGATTCTTACCCGCACCAGACGGTGAAGACTTGCCATGGGCAAAGTATTATTCACACGGTTTCCAAGGTAAGGGTGGATGGTTTATTGAAAATTGTCCTACCACTCTTGGTCAAAAGTGTCCTGTGTGTGAAGCAAACAGTGAACTTTGGAATAGTGGAATCGAAAAGGATAAGGATATTGCACGAAATCGTAAACGAAGATTGCACTATACTTCAAACATTATGATTATAAGTGACCCTGCTAATCCTCAAAACGAGGGTAAAGTATTCCTTTACAAATATGGTAAGAAGATTTTTGATAAAATCAACGAAGCAATGAATCCAGAATTTGCTGATGAAGAAGCAATCAACCCATTCGATTTCTGGAAGGGTGCAAACTTCAAACTGAAGGTTCGTAAGGTTGCAGGATTTATCAACTACGATAAGAGTGAATTTGAATCAACTTCGGCACTCTTGGATGGTAATGATGCGAATTTAGAAGTACTTTGGAAAACCCAATATGCACTTACTGAGTTCACTGATGCCGCAAACTTTAAATCATATACTGAATTAAAGACAAAACGAGATGCTGTTCTTGGTGCTGACATTCGACAGACAACACAAGACACGCCAACTACTGCTGAAACTGTTAGTGAATCAGAAGATGGTGGAGTCGCAAGAGCAGAAAAAGCATTTGGAAATGAAGAAGGAACTGAAGAAACTGATGCTCTTTCTTACTTTGAAAAGTTGGCAAATGAATAGTTCGTTCTAATTTTCACTAAAAAGGAGTCGCAAGACTCCTTTTTTTTATTAACCAAACCCTCTACGCCATATTGGATATTGAGTTTGTAATCCCATAGACTCGGTTGCTTTAGTGCCTCCACCAAAACCTTGAGAGGGACCGTCGCTGCTGTTGTTTCCATTATTAGTCGTATTATTATTGATAATGGATGGTGGGCCGGGTTGTGATTGTTCTTTATCCCCCGTGGAAGTATTAAGATGTTTTAATTCTGTATTTTCCATTATTGAATCGGCGTGCAACTGAGATAATGCTTTCTCTTGGTTCTTTACGCGCGAGAGTGCGTATGGCTTGAATGCAATGGCTGGGGATTGTTGGCGTTCACGGCCGACCAGTCCACGAGTCTGCTCGGCTGCTTTTATCTTTGACACTGGTGTCACTATTTCGTCTTCACCTTTGTCAGCCAGTAAAGCCAATTTCCCACCAAATGTTCTTGCAACTGGTGAACCTGCCGGTGTGCCTTCACCATATGCAGGTATAGTTTTAGGAACTTGTGCTTTACCAGATAATATTTTATTTACTGTTGACTTATCTATAGTAAAATATTTATTATTTGTTTTGTTGGTATTGGTATCTGTATTTCTTTCTAGTATATTTGATAATTCTTTATTTGATATATTAGTTTTGTTTATTGTATAAGATAAAGGGTTTTTATTATTTTTTGTGTTGTTTATTATTGTTGGTAATTCGATATTCTTGTTTTTGGTTATATTGTTATTTTTGGTTATATTGTTATTTTTATCTACATTCTTGTTTTTGGTTATATTGTTATTTTTGGTTACATTGTTGTTTTTGGTTATATCTCTAAAATTCTGAAATAACATTTTTTTAATATTGTTCTGTACATTTTTTATATTTTTGGTTTCTTTATTATTTGAACTTCTTTCTTTTATTGGTGCTGGAGTTATTACAGTAGGAATTTTAATTTCCTTTGGAATATTAATTATTCTTTGATTATTTTTAGTATCTGTATGATGCTTCTCTATTGTATTGTTGTTTTTGGTATCTGTTATAGTATCTGTGTGATGCTTCTCTATTGTCTTGTTATTATTAGTATCTGTGTGATGCTTCTCTATTGTCTTGTTATTATTAGTATCTGTGTGATGCTTCTCTATTGTCTTGTTATTATTAGTATCTGTGTGATGCTTCTCTATTGTCTTGTTATTATTAGTATCTGTATAATAATGCTTCTCTATTGTCTTTGTGTTGAGATAATCATTTGGTCGGTTGGTAATAAATTCTATTTTTTTATTTAATTTTAATATTGCTTCATTAAATTCTGTTGGAATATAATTTTTATTCTTCGGTTGTTCCTGCTTTTCTTTTTCAATTGGCTTAATTATGTTGGGTATCGGATTTTTATCTTTTGGAACTATATTGACCACACTTCCATTCTTTCTTTTATTGAAATGGGAAATAATATTTTGTTTAATTTTCTTTTTATTCTTCATTTAATTTACCTCGTAATATTTGTTCTTGAACCAGCCCTTTCAGATTCTATGTGTGCTAATTTTATTCTCTCATTCTCTATTTCTATATATTCAATCAATTGAGCCAAATACACATCTCTTTCCCACGGAATGAGATTTTCTAATTCAGATAGGTTATATTTGTGGTGTTGTACCATCTGGAATATTGTTTGGAAGTAATCTTTAAGACTCAGATGGCTGAGTCCTAACCGAAAAAATCCGACAATCCAGATAGTACCACCTCCCTTTCAGCACCATCAGATGTAGTATATAAAACCTTATGTTCTATTCTGGGGGATGTTAAAAAGAAATCTAGTATTTTTTCAAATTGTTTCTTGGTCATATTATCAATAAACTCTGATATTTCTTGTTTGGGTATAGTAGACGAATTGATTAATTCGGACTTTGTTTGTATGTGAACTATACAATCAGAAATTAAATCATAGAAAGAAGAAGGGTCTTCATAATCAATAACACCATCTCTTTTATATAAATCGTCTAATGTTGGATATCTCATTTTTATTGTGATTTCTTTGCTTATTTCTATTTCTTTTGTGTGTCCTTCTGTCTTTGTTACTTTTATATCTGGTATCAATACCTTCACTGGTATTTCTTCTTCTGTAAATGGACATATAATTATAGGTTCGATTCCTTCACCCACAGATTTTCCTCTTATTTGTAGGAATATGTATTCCACATCAAATAATGGCAATGAGCCTGCATCTTCTATATCATCCACACACGATTCTATTATGTTTTGTATTGCTCTAATCATAGAAGAATCTTCTTCAGACTGTTGAGCAAGAAGAAGAACTTTTTCTTCTTTTACCAAAAAAGGTCTAAATGATTTTTTATCACCAGAAGATGGAAGAACTACTTCATATTTTGGAATATCGGACACTAATAAATTTGACAATCTGTTCATATTATTTACCTCACTTTATTATATTTATATCAATTAATATTATACTTCACCCATATGAAAGGCATAATGTCTATATGTAAATGCAATCTGTAATCTTGTATAATCATTAAACATATTTGCACCAAGAGATAAAGGAAATATATTTGACGGATAAACTTCCTGAAAGGTGTATGTGGATGTCACTTTATCCGATTCGTCTAATGTTTTTATTGACATGTGTGTTGAACCAACATAATTTGAATAATTGTGTTGCTCTGCATTGTCCCCGGACTGCGGTTGATGGTCAGGAACTATTGAACTCATCCACCCCTCAAAAAATGCTCTTTCTCTTTGGTCTGCTGATACAGGAAAAACAACAACTACTTCTCCAGTATATGAATTACCAACAGGAACACTTCTTTTGGGCCCAAACCACTGTTCTTGTGTGGTTATAAAACTTCTAGACGGTAGGTTTAAAGATTCTGCTGGAAATATAGGGTCGTTCCGCATGGAAAAACGACCGTCTGGAACATTTGCAAATTCTATACGATATCTAGAAGGTTTTGCCAGTCCATTTCTGAGAAATGTTTCTTTGAAATAATCTATTGATGATGTTGATGCCATTTTTATAGTTTCCTCTTACTATTTATAATAAAATTATGGTAATATCGTATCTTCTGTAAGAATAATAAAAGTCCAACCTTTTTGTTTACAGTATTTATTAGCGGATTTCCATTTCGCTTCATTTACACTATATGTCAAACATTCTCTGATATATGACTTGGTTTTTTTCTTTTTCTTTGGTGGGATAGTTTGTTTTTTTGGTTTTACCTCTATGATGTAGGTTTTGACCTCGCCGTTGTTGGTTTTTATTTCTGCTATAAAATCTGGAAAGTATCTATGATTCTTTTTGTCTACTGGAGAATAGTATGGAATTATCACTTCTTCACTTCCCCATCTTATAACATTCTTGTTATAGTCAAGGTATTTGCACACCCTTCTCTCCCATAAAGAACGACAAATGATGTTCGTTGGATTTCCTATATACTTTGATGTATTTATTGTTTTATATTTTGTTTTATATGCCATAAATTATACCGTTTCTTTAGATATATATTATACAAGAAGGAGAATTAATAATATGGTAGCACCACTTATAATCGCAGGAGTAGGATTTCTTGCAGGAAAGTTTGCATCGGATGTCATATCCACTGAAGACGATTCTCAAATCGGAACAAAGGGGACTGGCAAGCAGTGGTTTCCGAGGGAAACAGCATTCGGTGATGCAACAGGTCGTGGAATGGGAATTCCAGTTGCTATTAATTTCAAGGCAGATATGTATGAAAATAAGCAACAGTACAGAGAGGATGTAATTGCAGGAGAACTTACTGATATAACCCTACCTTTACCATTGCAACTTTCTGATGATACATCAATAAATTATCAGCGAGGTCAAACAGAAACCACTGGTGGTATTTGGGATATGACTTCGGGTGGATGGAGAGAATCATGGAGAACTTGGTTTGGTCTTTCAACACTCGCGAGTGATTTTCTTGGCTTTAGTTCTTTATCAGGACAAAGACCTATGGATGAAAGTGATAATATATTTAAATCCGCAGAGATGAGGAAGCATTCATATTCATGGATTCTCATTCCAAAAAATGGAGGCGAAGGTAAGAGAGTTGATGAAATTGTTAAGACATTTCAGAGAATGGCATATCCTATGGCTTCTGGGGATGAAATTTATTCTAGGGTGATTCATCCTCCTATTTGGCAGATTAGTACTATGGACTTCGTCAACAACTTGGACCACACTTGGGTTATCGACCCACTACCTTCTGTCCTAACAACGGTGAAGATAAAAACCGCGGACGGTGCGTTGCACCAAACACAGGGTGGATATCCTGCGGCTACTGCGCTAACGATAGAGTTCGCTGAATTAGAACCTGCAATCAACACTGGAAGTTTCTTACAGTCCAGAAGTCAACTTCGTGGTGGTGCGGCACGAGGTGGAGATTAATAATGTATTTTGAAAAAATGGAAAATATTAATTATAGTTTTCCTGGTTTGCCCGATTTAGAAATGGTGGATATTTTTCGTAGAGTAAAATTTACGGATAAGACACTTGAGGAAGCCCAAAACTTTGTAGAGGTATTAGTACCAGAAGGTTCTAGACCAGACGATGTAGCAAGAAGTTATTATGGAAGTTCAAAATATTGGTGGTTGGTATTATTTTCAAATAGTATGTCTGATGTGAATTCAGAATGGCCTAAATCCCAATCTCAAATAAAATCATTGTTCAATAATTATTTAAATGGAGATAGTTATTTTGTGTTAGAAGACTTGGACATTTCTGAAGGTGATATAGTTGTTAAGAGAGATGTAGGTGCAACTGGTGGGATTGATGTAGACCATTTTGGAGTAGTAGATTCTTATGATAGACTTTTACATAGAATAAATGTAAAAAGAAAAGTGGGTACTATTTCTGAAGGACATGAAATTTGTGCATTTGGTTTGGATGAGCAGGGACAGTGGACTAATCAAATTACATCTGGGTTTGGGCAAACTGGTTGCTTTAGACAAAATGTGGGTGCAACAAGTTGTACTGCATTTACTGCACCCGATTCAAATGCTGCCCCTTTATGTGCAACTGCTGGTGCAACATTTGCAAAGATACAAAAGAAAACTTCTATTAAAGAAGGTGTTTCTAGATTTTCATATAAGAGTGGTGATAGAATAGATGAACTAAATCCCTATACTACTGACGGACTAACTCACGACTATTTTCAGTTTCGTAATATGTGTGGATTAACTGGAACTTTGTTATATAAATATATGACAGGTGTATCGTTACCAGAGGAAGTTTCTATAATTACTGTTGAGGAAGAACTAGTATATGATAATGATAGAAATAAAATTATTAAACTATTAAATAGAACTTTAGCAAATTTGGTTGCTAATGAAGTAGAATACTTATTAAAAGGTAATGTTCCAAGAGGAACTACTAAATTAGTAACTTTCATATAAAAAATGATATCAAAGGTGAATAATAATGGCAAAGCAAACTCCATCAGAAATTAATATTAAAAAAATAGTTATAGAAAATCAACGAAGTGGTAATAAACTTCAAATTATACCTGCACCTACAAGTGAAGGGGACGATAAGGTGATGGATGAAATATTCGTTAGTATGCAAATCAATGAAAATATAATGCGTAATGGAATAGTTGGTTCTTTAAAATTCAAAGAACCAAATACAGTAGGTGATTACTTTAATATGACGGGTCATGAATTTGTAAAGATAGAAATGGAATCTCCAGAGATTGAAAATTCTGAACATACATTAACCTTTTGTGTGAATGATGTAAGAGCAACAGGCAATGAAGCATTGGATGCAGTATCTGGACCAAGTGCAAGATTTGGAGCAGGATGGGATGTTGAATTTGTTTCCTGCGAAAGTTACATATTAGATTGGGACAATTTGGATTATATGGATAAAGATTTTATTGGACCAATTGCAGGTGAGGAGGGTGAGGAGGGTTTGGTGAATGAGTTAGCAGAAAAATATTTAAACCCCGGTGCTGTAGAAGGATTTTCTAACGCCAAAAACCCAATGGACATTGAAAAAACACACAACTGGATATGGTTGAAAAAAAATCAAAGCATGTATCCTTGGGGTAAAGATGTTCATCCACCAAACCTTATGCAACTAATGAATAACCTTTCTGAAAATGCTGTTACGGAAGACTTGAGTGGAGTAAATTATTTATTCTATGCAGACCTGGATGGATGGCATTTTAAATCAATTAGAAAGATGATTAAAGATGCAAACGAAAAGGGTGTTCTTTATGGTGGTGTGCATGGTGGAAAAAACGAATATAAAGTTTCTATGAAAGATGATGAGGATGAAACAAAAGGTAATACGAAAATTGCAGCGATAATAAACTGTAGTGAGTACGACCATTTGAATGCGTTTAAGTCTGGCGCATACACAGCATACTATGAAAGAATAAAACCATCATATGAAGACCCATATTTTGACTATATGGATTTTACTACTTCACACACGCATCCGCTGTCAACTGATTGGGGAGGCAGAGAAATTATTACATATGGTTATCATGAAGTTAATACAAGTGGAAAGGGAGAAGATGGAAAATGGGGTGACCATACAGTCGGTGGAAGGGTAGAACAATTTAAACTTCTTCCAGACAGTATAGACACTTCTATCAAGGTTGAGAATCCAGTAAATATAGAAAGAAAGTCTATAAGGAAACATGATGTAACTGGACTGTATGGATATTTTGATTCTCCGTATAATTATCATGGAGAAAAGTCTTATGATTTTCTTGGCTCTGCGGCACTAGAAGGAAAGCAAGGGAAGCAAAATGATAAACTTTGGCAGAGCATGTTTGACCAAACAAATCTTGAAGGGGAAAAAATAAAAATCATTCAAGAAGAAATTAAAAAACCAACATCTGATAGTATTAAAGCACACCTTCAAGTAGTTAATCTTAAAGAAAAGTTTAATGTGTACAGACACTCGATTTGTTGTGATAAACAATCTATTAAACCTTTTGTGTTTCTTGCAGTCATTGAAGATGCAAAAAAGGTTACAGGAGATGACAGGGGTGGAATCTACGAATATTCTTGGAGAGAAGTTGAGATATGGCCTAGTGACCATGTGGAAGACAATTTGGGTACAGTCATTAGTCCATTAGGTTCACCAGTGAAAATTGTTAAACCACCTGAAGGTCAAGGTCTAGCAGGAACATTCAGAGAAAATAATCCCACTTCAGAATCAGAGTGGACAAATCCTGCTTACAATTTAAATGAATTAATGAATGAAACAGTAGGTCCTAATGTTAATGTTGGTCCTGGTATTAATGTTGCTGATTTGGAGTTTAATGATTATCCTGAATCATATCAAATGATGCCAGTAGGTGGATATTTTCAAGTTCCCGATGGTGCTGATATGTTAGTAGACCCATGTGCATTAGAAGACTTAGATGAAAATGGTATAATGGATGGACCTTGGACCATGAAACATCACATCGTACAGATGTATAGAATTCCTAACTACATGCTAGGAGAATTAAATGAAGACGGAGATGTTGTAAAGGGAACGATTGCTCCAAGCGAAGAAGACCCATTGGGTGACCCAGACCCAACCATTCCAAAAGACATATACTTCTTCGATGTTCCGAATGCACACGATGGACTGTGTGGGTGTCTTTCTTAATTAGTATACTTATATTATGAGAACATATAAAACATGTTGCTGTTGCGGGGATAAACCTTGTAAAGATTGGGATAACGAATATCGTTATAACGGTGGTGAAGCAAACTGTCCTATATGTGCATTGGGCACAACTACAACTAGTGCAAGGGACTTTGAAGAATTTGCTCCTACCGCACCCGAACCGAACCAGGGAGATTCCGATTGGGATTGGAGGGATAAAGCGAGTGATGGCCATCCAGATGGTTTACATTATGGAAATCTTTGTTGGCATCCGGGAGAAAAAGATTGGGAGTATTATCCTGAAGAATGTGAGTGGAATAGTTGTTGGACAGAATACATCAATGACCCAACTTATTCTTTTCATGAAAAGATTATTCCAAAATCTACATTCTATCAATACGATTCTCCTATGGGACTTCTCCCATGGTCACCACAAGCATTTACAGATTGGATAGACAATTGGGAAGGACCACTATTACCAAAAGGTGATTGTACAATGCATTGTACTCTTGGTAGTGGAGGTAATCTTGGTTGTCATAAATTGGCATTCGTTGGTGCTATCGGAAAGAACTTTGGTTCTCAACATGAGAATACAGACGGCAGTGGATACTTCAACGGTCCGTTATGTGGTTCTGACATTGTTACTGTTCCACCACCCGAAAGTGATTGGCCTGAAATCCGTGAATGGGTTAGGTCTGGTGGTAAATTAATTGTCATGGGAGAATCCAGTGGAAGTCCAATGCTCGGAACAGAATGTAAAGAGAAGATAGGATTCTTTAATGATTCAAATTATTATACTACTAAGTGTCTAGATGGTGACGATGCAGAGCCTTTATCTGGTTTACAAGTAGCAGAACTATTAAGAAACTTTGCACTGTATTGCGCGCAACAAGAAGATGAAGAAGAAATAGAAGAATTCTTTAGATTTAGAGATGATGAATATTATGATGTAGAAAGAGATGAAAACTTTATAAACAATTTTGAAGTTGAATCTGTTTGGTGGAACTTGATAGATATAAGTACATCGTCTTGTTGTCAAAGGTCGAAAAGACCATTTCTAAAACGAGATACTGAAGACGACCCACTTAAATCATTTTCGTTTCATTGTTCTTCTAGTAGTGGACTCCTTCCAAGAGGAAAAGGTCAAGGATTAGTAGGACATTGTAATGGTGAAGGATGTACAGTAGTATGGAAACCTAATGGTGACGGTGCAGTCGTTGTTGTATATGATTCAAATGTGTGGGGTGCAACCAATTCACAAATTCCATTGAGTTGGTGGGAACAAGAAACATACAACACTACAATGTATGAGTATGGTTTTGATGCAGAAACATTAAAACTAAGAGCATGTAACAGTGATTTCTGGAGATTTATGTGTGACGATTTTCTTGGTGGTGAGATGCCAACCTATTCATGCACAGAGAGTGATAGTTATTGGGATAACAAAGACCCAGAAAATTATACTTCTGAAAATCCATGTCTTCCAACTGCGCCGTGTTGTTTACCAAACGGTGATTGTCTAGACGATGTTACTGTCTGGGAATGTTTTGAATATGAAGATGAAAACGAAAATAGATTGCCTGGCATTTGGTGGGGTCCAGAAGCAGTTCATCCAAGTGGTATTGGTTCTTGTGATTTGACATGTGGAGATATTGATTGTATAGAACAAGATAAAAAATTATGTTGTTCTTTAGACCTAGGATGTTCTGCAAACCCCCTTACAGACATAACTTGTTGTTTGAGTGAGGACGAAGGATTCACTAATGATAAACCTAATTTAGTATACAAATATGAATGTTGTAGACTTGCACAAGATGCTGGATTTGAACCAGAAGATGTTGAAGATATGTGGACACTCACTGGTGATGAATATCCTGATGATACTTGTAAGGCTTGTTATGTCACTGGTGCGTGTTGCGACTATCCTAATTTTGGGGAATGTAATAATGATGTAAGAAAACACGAGTGTGAAAAAGCCGTTGGACAAAAAAACTTTCACGAAGATGTTTCTTGTGAGAGTAATGCAAACCTATGCGACCCATTGGGTGCGTGTTGTGTTGAAACAGGTGATACATGTTTTGAAGACTTTACAGAATCAGATTGTGTTGCTTTGGATGGTGATTGGATGGGTGAAAATTCAACTTGCAATGATTGTGAATTTGATACTGGTGCATGTTGTTTTGAAGATGGTAGTTGTCAGGACCTAACGAACATACAGTGTAATAATAGTGGTGGTAATTATGAGGATGATGGTGTTGCTTGTGCAGATGCTGATTGCACCCAACCGCCTGTGTATGGGGCATGTTGTATTCCTGGAGCATTAGAAAACTGTGAAAGTTGTCAGGACCTGACGGACACACAGTGTGAAGATGCGGGTGGATTTTGGAATTCGGATTTATCATGTTCTTCTAACCCATGCGACACAAGTGGATGTACTGAAGAATTTGGTGCCTGTTGTGTCGATATATCGTATGGAGAGTGTGGTGAGCAGGGCGAATGTTGTTGTGTAGGTAATGTAACAATAGAAGAATGCTTCACAATGGGAATGCAACTAGGCGGTACGGAAATTCAACCCAATTCATTTCATGCAGAAAAGGATTGCAGTGAAGTTACTTGTTGTGGTTCGTGTTGTTGTATAGATGATGTAAGTTCCTGTTTAAGTACGAGTTATTTATGGGGACAATGGAGTTGTTTGCATTTCAACCACGGTGAAAACTGTAACGGAACTCCATCATGGAATCCCTGCGAGGATTGTTTTTGTGATGGAGTGTCTGGTAGTGAGCAGGTTGATTGTGAAGGGTTTGGTTCTTGTTGTATTTCTGAATGTTTTGATGTAGAAGATAATACCCATCCAGTCAGTTGTGTTGGACATTGTAAAAATGTTGCCAACGAACAAGAATGTCTGGATGAATTAAAAGGTCCACCTCCCCATCCAGTGGTATATTATACTCAAGGTTCGCAGTGTGATGTTGAAGGAGAAACTTCAATGTGTAGCACTGGATATTGTTGTCATAGTTGTATTCCTGATGGTGGTGCTTGTTCTTGCCAGGATTGCACATTTGAAAATGAATGCGAAGCAAGTTATGATGATAATGGTTGGGAAGGTGAATGGACTGCGTATGATTGTTCATCAGGAGAACCTGACGATTCTTGCTGGGAGAACCCTACACTATGCGACCCAGATGCACTTGGTGGTTGTTGTGTTGGTAGTGCTGGTTGCATTGAGTTAACTCAGATTGCATGTGCTAAGTTGGAGGGAACTTGGCTTAACGGTGATGCTTGCTTCGGCTCGGGTGTTGACCCGAACAACTACCAATGTGACCTAGACAAAGGAACATGTTGTACAACAAATCTGGATGGGGGTGTCGAAAACTGTTCTGGACAGGGGCCTGATTGCAATGATGCAGGTTGTCATTGTTCGGGAGAATGGTACTGTGTTTGGGAGTACTGTGTAAATGACCCCCTCGGACCGGGTGGATGGTTTTATAATTACACACATGAACAAACAGGAGAGTTCGATTCTTGTTGTTGTATGTGTAGTAGTGACATAACAGAGGGAGCATGTTGTACTGATGATTGTGGGTCGTGTCATATAACTAACAGCACGCTTTGTAATAATATTGGTGGAACATTCCATAATGGCTATCTTGATTGTGGTTTTGACAATACACCTTGTGGACCTTGGAGAGGTGGGTGTTGCGCCGGCAGTGAGTGCATAGATAATCTGACGGATGTTGAGTGTGAACAACTTGGTAGTGAATTGGACTTGTACATTTGGTTTCCCGGAGTCAATGACAGTCCTTGCTCACAATGCAACGATGGCAACAACACTTGCTCTGGTGATTGTTGTGTGTGGTGTAGTGATTGCGAGGACGGTGGTTGTTTTGAACCTTGGACTTGTGTCGAAAATACAACCCCTCTTGGATGCGACTCAATAGCAGAGGCTGAGTGCTTACAAGACGGTTTTTTCGGCGGTCACCGCGGTGTTTGGTATTATGATTATTGGGGTGGTTGTACCAATTGCCCCCTACCCCTAACACCTGCACCTGATGCCGGAACACCTGATGCCGGAACACCAGAAATCCCACAACAAACTTGCCCACAAGAATGCATTGATGCAGGATGTAAATGTAACTGTTTAAACACAAGAAATGGTATAGTATGTCTATAAATTGTATAAATAGATTAGGAGAAATATATGGCAGAACATGACTTTCTAGTAAAACTCACTCACTTTGCTAACACCGAATGGCCTAGTGTCAAGTTGGGTCATTCTGTCGGTGCGTTTGATGATAACTATCCGTGTGCTAATCCAGAGGGTCCAGTAGACAATTCAGATTGTCCTGATGATGACCCTTTTTGTAATTGCCCAGAATGTACTAAACATCTTGACCCCTCTAAAGTAGAAAATAAAATTGATTTTCCGTGGTATGCTGGAATTGGGGGACTACTTGTAGAAACCGTTTGGAATTGGATTTGGGGTGATAAGGCTGTTACTGAACCAACAAAAGACCAAATAAGAGAATCTATAGAATCTATAAAAGAATGCGATTATATTAAATCGTCTTCACTACCTGATGCCGAATCATGGATGGGATGTTTATGGAAAGACCAACACCATCCTAGCAGTTGTGATTGTCCCTGTGTAGGTGAGAACTTTAAAAAGTATATTGAATATACAAGAACCAGTGCAACATATTGGGATACTCCTAACGAAACTCCTTTATGGAGAGATGCTCAAATGACTCTGATAAATTCTCAACAAGCCGTAATTATGTTGAGTGGAGATTTGAGTTTGAGGCCTGGAGAAATAATTAACATAACAAATCAAAATCCTGGTTCGGGAAAAGAAAGAAGAATGGGTGGTAGATGGTTACTTGCAGAAATTCAGCACTCGATGAAAAGGGGTGGACAGCATGAAATGTATTGCACTTTAATCAGAGATAGTAGTCCGATGGACCCAAATGAGAGTGAATCTTTAGGTTTCTTTGGTGAGATTTGGAACTGGATATGGAATTGATTATTATACATATTAAAAAGGAATGCCAATGACAGTATCAGATTTTCAATTCATAGATTTTGATATAGATTTAAATAAAAATGTGTTCAATAACGATATCTCTGTTGTTGGTGATAGGAATGCAATTAGACAATCTATTATGAATATAGTTCTTACCTCTCCGGGTGAAAAAAGATTTAATGACAGGTTTGGTGTAGGTATTCGTAAGAAGTTATTTGAGTTGTGGACTCCACTCCAATCCAAACTCGTGGAAAAAGATATAAAGATTCAAGTTTCTAGATTTGAACCCAGAGCAGTTATTGATTCTGTTATTTTTGAAGAAGATTCGGATGTTGCAAAACAAGGAAGTTCGGGGACTAGAAATCAATTGAATATGACAATCAACTACACTATTCTTAACGGAAGAAAGTCCAAACTATCGGACACTTTACAAGTAACATTACAGAAGGTAAGATAATATGAGCAATGTAAATATTCAACTAGGAAGTCTTGATTTTGAATCTATTAAATCTAATATCATAGACCACCTAAAAACACAAAATGATATTAAAGATTATGAGTACACTGGTTCGGCCGCACAGGTTCTTTTAGATATGCTTGCATATAATACTTTATATTATGGGTATTATGCAAACATGACTGCTAGTGAGATGTTTCTAGATACTGCACAAAAAGAAGAATCTATAATTTCACTAGTGAAACCATTAGGGTATGTGGTGCCTGGCAAAACATCTTCTAAAGGATTAGCATTTGTTAAATCGGAGGATACAGTCGGTGGTTCTGGATATCTTATTCCGAGATATACAAGATTTACTGGAAATGCTCCTTCTGGTTTGTTATATAATTTTTACACATTAGAAGATGGTGTTTTAAATGACCAAGGTGAAAATACATTTACTGTTGTAGAAGGTAAAAGTTTAATAACAGGAGTTCCATTAATTGTAGACAGTACAACAAATAAGGGGTTCATTTATGGTTTAGATATAGACATATCCACAGTTAGGATAGAAGTATATAATACCGACCAAAATATTGATGGAAGTGATGTTGGTTGGCAAGAATGGTCAAAGGCAAGTAATACACAATCAGGATTAAATCAAACAAGCAAAGTGTATTGGATGGAAAGAGCAGAACTTGGATTCTTTATAGTATTTGGTGGTGGGTTTGATTCTTCTTATGGAAATATAGGACAAGAACTTACTCCAAACCAACAAGTGAGAGTTTCATATTTAAAGAGCAGCGGTTCTGTTGCTAATGGTTGTGGTAATTTTACAATCAGAGATATGGATTCCAACATCAACAGTTCTACTCCAACTGGTGGTTTGTCTGAAGATGGCAGGAATAAACCAGACCTAGAAGCAATTAGATTTTTTGCTCCAAAGTGGTTCGCTGCACAAGATAGAGCAGTTACTGTAGAGGACTGTAAAGGACTTCTTGCAGAATCGGGATTTGTAACAGGTGACGAAGACCCCTATTCAGTATTTAATGTGTGGGGCGGGGAAACGATGACTCCACCAAGATACGGAAGACTTTTTGTTTCTTTAGATACAACAACAGACCCATTTGCATCCGCGACTGCAATAAATATTCTAAAAGATAAAACCTGTGTTACTATTATTCCAGAATTTATAAATTTAGAAAGGGTTGAAGGTGTTGTTTCTGGTCGGTGTATATATAATCCCGATGAAACAGGAGAATCTCGCGAGGTCTTACTGTCGCATATAAAACAAAAAATTATCGATAAATATTCATCCAGATTTGAATTGGAGAAGTTTGATACTTCTTCTATTGCTAATCTAGTAAATTCTGTAGATGACTCTTTTGGAGTTTCTTCTGACGAACTCTCTTTGAAATTAGTAAAACCATGTACTGTTATTAATAATAGGATAGACATACAACATTTTAAAAATATATGCTTAGTTGGCTCTCTTGAATCTGATTATTTTATTCCATCAGAAGACGCACGCGATGAAATGGATATTGGTTCTGATGTGAATATAAAAATACAAACTGACACAACTGATGGTTCACTCGATGATAAAGGATTTCAAAAGTTAGAGGCTTCAGATGGTATTAATCGCATACCTGTTGGAAAATGGCATTCGTATACAGGAAAAGTTATTATAACTAAAAATGTATTTTCTGGTGATACTATTAATTTAAAGGTGAAGCCTGGTGGTCTTGGTTCTGATAAATTTAATATAAAAGAAAATATGTATTTTTCTAATTTAAAATTTGAGGATTTTTCTTTAGTCGCAAGAAGTTAATAATATGTTTTATACTTCTATCATACAAAACTCTGATGCTAACACTAGATACCAAACCCTTTTTTTTGGGTCATTGCTTCAGCCTGTAGATGTAGAATATGAGAGAGTGGTGGACATTAAAGAGTTATTTCCTTATTGGATATTAGAAAGGTCAGAATCCAGTGACCCTGTTAATTTTTTAGTTGATTTTGTTCAAGAATATTATAATTGGTTATATATTAAAAGTGGATATGAATTAAATAGGACATCATATCATTACAGTGGGTTTAGTAAATTAGCAGATATAGATGCAACACCAACAGAGTTTTTAAAACATTTTGCATATGCATATGCAACTGGTCTTTCTACTCATTTTATCGGTGCAACCTCTGGACCTTCGGATGGTAATGTAAGAGAGTTTTTAAAGGGTATTCGTAAAAACTTGTATATGCGAAAAGGTACTGAAGAAGCATATCGATATTTCTTTCAAAGTCTTTTTGGTTCTGACGGAACTGATGTATCCATACAATATCCTAAACAAACCGTATTTCGTCTAAATGGTGGCAAGTTTGATAATCCAACGAACCCTTGGGGTCTACATGATGGTCTTACTGGTTATTATGAAAATCTTAATCATCTCGGTGGTAGTTTCCTAAATGGAAATTATAAAATTCAAGATAGTGATTTTTATCAAGACTTCTCTTATGTTATAAAAGCAGGAGTAAATGTGGTCAATGAAGAAACTGGATTGCCAGTTTACTATGAAGATTTAAATACAATGCTTCACCCCGCGGGCACTAAAGGATTTTTTGAACAAACTATTAATGATTATGTTCCTCCAGATGATTTTGATGGTAATATACTTCTAGGAGAACAACCAGTATTAGGAAATTATTTTGCATACCGTTTGAGCAATACAGGAGGAATAGGTTCTGCGGTAGGAACTACAGGATATTCTGCGTGTATTGGCTGTTGTGGTAGTGCGTTTGGTTATGACGGTCCTACCGCATATATTGGTGCAACTCTTGGTACATTCGGTGGTGCTTCTGGTGGTTGGACAATGGGACAAGGTTGGGGTGCAGTCGGTGGTGGTGGTATATCTGCTGATTATAATTCACCAACACACCGATGGCCTACATGGGATGCTGATATTGATGCCGGACTAACTTTTGGAGGCATATATATTCGTGACTTTATATATCTGTATTCCTCAACAAACAGTCCAAATATTGGAATAACGGGATGCACTTCAGGTACTGGACAATGCTGGACATAATAGGATATTTATATGGCTAAAACATTAGGAAAAATAAACGGAACAACCCAAGAAATTAGAGATGGACTTCGCAAGCGAAATCTATCACTTTGTCTTGGCAGGTCAGATTCGGACATTATAAATAATTCTCCAGAAGGTAATAATGATACTAATGATAATAGTATGTTTGCACAAAGAATTACTGACAACAATATAAAAACAGTTGTGCAGTTTAGTGCAACCGAAACAAAGTATTGGAAAACTGGTCTAGCACCACATTGCTATTACTCTGACGGAACTGCCACTGGACAAATAGTGTTTGTTAGTGATGGTATTTTGTTTATGGTTGTTGGTATGCCTGGTATTCAAAACAGAATAGACAAGATGGGTACTATCCTTACAAGAAATAAACCCACCAGAATTGATGGTGGGATAGAAACTACTCCAGACGGAATATCATGGATGGCAATTAATGCTGTTCCAGATTCTTTTGACCAGTTGAGTAGTAGATATCAGGAGATTGCACCGTTTGAGGATTTGTTAAAGAATGTTACTTCGACAACTTCGCTGTCAACTAAAGCAAAAAATATATGTGGTGCGGGTAGTGAAGGAAGAACAGGAAATTGTTGTTTGTATTATGGTGAATCTGGATATGACTCTATCGGTGGTAGCACATATGCCGCTGGCCAATTTTATAAATGTCTATGTTCTAAGTGTTACAGATGTATAGAAATGGCAGAAGCATTAAACATGAAATATGTGTTTAATAAATTTGACCCGTCTGGTTGTACTACTTGTGGATGTACAGGATGTGATGGAGAAAACTATCCAACAGATTGTGGTCCTTGTGGATGCACAATTGATTGGAACGAGAATAGTTATTACACTAGTGTTATTAATGATAAACATATTCCAAATACTTCTGCACTAGGAAGAAATGCAGACATGATTAATTACCATCAAGAAAATCTTTTTGGTTCTATATTATCTGCAAGTGCTGATTTGAGTAGTATGACAGTTGAAGAAAAGATGATTACCGCTGGAACTTATGATACTAATATAAAAGATGGAACATTATATCTTCCAATAAGAGCAGGTAGTACTATCACTGAAGCATTGATTCCAATCTCTACAGTGTATGACGCTGCAAAAGGAAGGCATATGATTGATGGTTTCGGAGAACCAAAAGAACCAGGTTCTGGATATACATCAGCAGTAGTTGATACAGTTATGTGGGGGCGATATTTTCCCAATTGGCCTGGAGATGTTAATGATAGGGTTAAAATTAACTTAACACCTATCGGAGGCCTTGCAAAACATCTTGATGAATTTCTGGACCTTTCTACAGTGATACATGTATCGATAAATGTAAATGATATTACAGATGCTTTTGATTCAGCATCACCTGACCATGACAATACACCAAAAGAATTTGATTTTTATGCTATACAAGAATTCTTCACCGATGCAGGAGCGCCAATGTATGCTGGTTTGGGTCCAAATGCTACGAGTTACAAATCTCTAGTACCTGTGATTACAGTAAGCAACATTGGCGCGGAGTTTGGTGCTAAAGGGAGTGGTGGATATGCAAACCTACCAAAAGGAAAAGAGGTAATGCATAATAGTGAACGACTAGTAACAACAGGGAATAAGAAAATATACAATGAGACCACTTTGAACAATATTGTTGCATATGATTCATACAGAAGAAGCGGTACTTCACTTAGAGTTCCACTTCAAACTTCTTATGCAAAGGATTTGGTAGGTAAAACCCTTTGTGTCATTACAAATATTGATGACATTGCCGCAAAATTGTCGATGAATGTGGAGAGTGTATATTATCATCCAAAAAGTCATGGAAATGATGATATAAATTTTACCAAAACAAAAACACTATTCAGAAATCCAATAATATTGGATTTTAGTCAACAATCAACACGAAGTGTAATAAGTTTAACAATTTTGTGGGGAAGCCAAGACCCTAGCAAGGTAACAACATCTTAGGAGATTAATTTAAAATGACAAACAACATACAACCATTATATTCAGGAGGGGACCCTTCATTTCCCCTATCACCGGCGCCCTATTACAGTAGGACTGAAGATAAAAATGTAAACTTTATTGACGATGGATTGCCTGAATATGGTAATTATAAATCTCTTGCATTTAGACCTGGATTTTCCCTACAAGCATCCGAACTAAACGAAATTCAAGAAAACTTTCAGTTGCAAATGTCTTTGACGATTTCAATGATGCATAACTGGATTACTTCTGGTGCAGGAAGTTTGTGGATGCCTTGGGAACATAATTCTCCTGGTGGAGAAGGTGGTGCTTGGACTGCGAACAATCACCCTCCTGTTGCAATACAAACAGGAATCGGTGTTGGTGGAGGAGCCGATGGAGCCGGGCATAGTCAAGAGAAGGTTGTATCTGGTCCTGGATGGAGGGGTGCAACACCTTTACATCCTTTTAAATCTCCATATCAACAACCAAACAATACTAGTAATATGAACTCTGTATTTGTATCGGGTTTGGTTAATAATAGACTTACATTTACATTTAATCCAGGATGGTGGTTAGTGGAAGACAAAGGACATTGGGCGGGTGAGGATATGCCAGAAGGTGTCAGTGGATTAAAACATTGGATTTATTTAAAAACCCCAATCGTATCTGACGACATCAATGTATCCACATCAATCGGAAGATATATTACCGTAGGTCTTAAACTAGAAACTTCTTATGTAGAGTGCGGAACAAACCCAATAGATGGAGATGAAGAACTTGCAGATAATGCAACAGGTATTCCCAATTCAGCCTCTTGTGGTGCAAGTAGGTATAGTGTTAATTTCTTGGGGGATATACAGGAAACAAATGCTGTCGTGAGTGTTGCAATTCCAGATGCAAATTCAGACTGGAGTGTAAACCATCCTGATTTTGTAATAAGAGAAAATATGAATCCTGTGTGCGTTGTGGATACAACAGATAAGGAAGTAAGATATATGAATAATTTGTTAATTACGACTTATTGATGGTAGAAAAGGTATAAATAAAGTAAAGAGATAACATATATGGCAAATGTAGACGACAATTATTACGACATACCGTATCTAACAGGTGACGACACCTTTTTGGATTGGGTTAATCATTACAACAATTATGCTGTTGAGAAACTCAACAAAATAAGGATTTATGATGGAGTTTCTGGCGATGGTGTTGGACTCACTCTTGGAACTACTGCTGACGGTACAACTTGGGGTGGAGTTTTTAGAGTTGATTTAAATGATACAATAACCAAAGGTATTACATTTAGTGATGATATTACTATTCAAGGAACTTTAAATCTTGATAATGATTTAGTAATAGGTGGAATTAAATCTAGATATGGTCATTCAGCAGGATTAACTGGAATTTCTGGTGGATATACTGTTGGACAACCTGTTAGAATGTCTACTGTTGATGGTGATTACTCTGGATTGGATTATGGTTATGGATTTACTCTTGCACAAGCGAGTGGTACTACTGGTGCAGAAGTCTATGGTGTTGTTTCTAAAGTAGTTTTAGGAAGTGCGCCATATACAGAAGATAACACATATTTTGAAGTTACTACAAATGGTGTAATTCAAGGCGACTTTACTGAAGCAAATGTTACAGGATATGGTCTTAGTGCAGGTGAAGTATATTTCTTAGACCCAGGCGTAACTGGTGGACTTACTACAGTCGAACCAGTAGTTTCAGGACAAGTTAGTAAACCTGTTTTGATGGGTATTACTTCTGATAAGGGATTAGTTCTTAACTATAGAGGACAATACTTACAGGGTACAGGAACTGGTGGTACTGGTGGTATAGACAATAATAGAAGTATTGTTCAGATAGAGGACAGTGTTGCTTTTGAAGTTGGTCATGTTGTTGGTTATGAATTAGACGCAATAAGCGAACCAACTGCTGATTCTTACGGTTGGTTTATATGTAACGGCGATGCAGTATTAAATTGGGACAAAGCAGTAGGTATATGCACTAAAGCAAATTTTGATGTTGGTGGAAATAAATATATCGAATTGGCAAACAGTGGATGGGTAGACGAGTTCCCATCAGAGAGTCAAACTGGTGTGTTGTATGTGAACCAAACAAACGGAAAACTAACAAGTACTGACCCAGGAACAGGTCAAACAGAAAAGATATTTTCTATAGTTTGGGAAAACGGTGGGACTTATCGTGGTATTATTCTCAACCATTTATCAAACATTTCATCTGATGCAAAAATTAGTAACTCTAATGTTGGTTCGTGGGCGACGCGTTCTTCAACTGCTAGTGGTGTTACATTCGGCAGTGCAATTAATTCAAACATGATGATTAATGGTGGGTTTGATGTATGGCAAAGAGATATCGGTAAGAGCAGTTCTTATGGTTCAACTGGAAGTACATACTTTGCAGACCGTTGGGTAAGGGTTGATGGTATTTCTTATGGAACAGGTTCAGCATATACTTCTGCCAAGTGGAACATTGAAAGACAAACTTTCGACACAAATCAAACAGAAGTATATGGTCAACCAAAATATTATTGTTCTATACAGAATGATATTACAACTGGTACAACTTTAGACTATGTTCATGTTGAAAATAGAATGGAAGATGTTCGCACTGCAAGAAATGAAACAGTGTCATTGTCGTTCTGGTCTAAGTGTGGTGTCACTGGTTCAACAATGGATATTGCTGTTACACAATGGGATGGTAGTACTTCAACTACAACATATCCTTCTACGGTTTCTTTGGGAACAGTGTGGAACAAATATGAAGTAGCATTCCAAGTTCCAAATATAACTACAACTCCATCAGGAAAACATTATCTTGGTGTTGGATTTAGAACAGAAAAATTATCAGGTACAACTTTAGATTTAGCAAAAGTTAAATTGGAAAGGGGATTAGTTGCTACAAACAATCCTTGGACCGAAGAAAATGAAGAACATGATAAATGTAAGAGATTCTATCAAAGAAGTTATAACATGGATGAATCTACACATACAGTAACTATGTTGGATAATGATACTCCAAGTATAAGTTCTGTAGATTTTACAATTACACCAGAGAAAGATTATTTTTATAAATTCCCAGAACCACTAAGAGATACTCCATCGATTACATTCTATTCGCCTGCTAGTGGATATACAGGTGATGTATATAATCGAACTGCGAAAAAAGATTTAAGAAACACATCTGGAACATCTGGATGGAATGATGCAGACAGAATAGCAGGTGTAGGTGCTACTACTATTAGTGCAGATTATTATGATAAGTATGGAATTTATATTAGCATTCCTTCGGGAGCAGTTATATTCGATAACATTTCATTGCACTATCTTGCAGATGCAGAATTAGATGATAACATGGTTTGGAGAAGGCCTAGTTAATACAGGAGTTAAACAATAATGTCAAGTACAAATACCAGTTCAAATCTTTGGGGAAATACAAACAACCTTGAGATTTCTAATAGTGGTGCAAGACTTATAATGTCGCACCCCATCAGTGGATTTTCTGGTGGAATTATGACGCATGCACTTTTTGGTGAAACTGCTGGTGACGGTGTTACGGCTGGTGATGTTGTTCGATATGATACAGTTCCAGATTCTGTAAGTTATAATCAATATACAAAAGCAGTTGCTAGTTCATCAGAATATGCAGAGGTTGTTGGTGTTATTGAAACTATAGAAAATGATGTGGTGAATGTTGTTCTATCGGGACAAATTAAATTCCCTACTGCTAGATTTGCAACAGCAGATTTTCAACCCTCTGGAGTTGGTGGAGCGTCTGGTGGGAATGATGTTTACTTTTTAAGTGGAGTTACTGCTGGCGGTATTAGTAATCTTGCACCAAATGTTGCAGGACAAATTGCAAAACCAGTTCTTCAAGTTGCAAATGATGGTGTGTTCAATGCACATGTTGTAAATTATATTGGATATCAAATTGGTGGTAATGTTGCTGGCAGCACAGAAAAAGCCGCTGTAGAAGGTGCTATTAACGAAGTTGTTGATTTTGATGGTAAACTTACTATAAATGAAAATAACTGGCACGATTTGAGCAAAGAAACATGGTTGCCTTATGATTCGTCACATTCCACATATACAGACAGAACATATCAAGGTTTCTGTGAGAACTATCTTGCAGGTGGAATTTATGGTGCAGAGTATGAGGGCATTGTTTCTTCTACACCGTCAAGCACGATGACAGGCCAATCGATTACACAGAGAGATACTAAAGGCAGAACAGAATGGAAAGGATTGGTTGTAGGTGTAGATACACCGTCAAACACAATTACTTTTCGTTCTACAGAAAAATCAAGCAACGGTAGTATAAAAGAACCAGATGTTACTAAGAATTTTTACCACAACAATTCTCAATATACACCTACTACTATCACAAAAACGGCAGTTAAAATGCCACTTATAGTTTCTAATGATACTGTTTCGTTTACTGACATGTATGGGGTTTCAACAACAAAGAACAAAAAATATGTGATGCACATCGCAGGGGATGATAGACAGGCGGCAATGGTGATTGCGGATGACATCACGGTTCAAAAGATAACAGCACTCGGTTTATTAAATGTTACAGATGCTGACGGAAATAATATTGCAGATTTAGCAAAACAAGTAAAATTACTTTCTGATGATAACGATACAGCAATGGCGGCACTTGGCAAAACTAAAACAGCACCAACTGTGTGATGAGGTAATAGTTCTATGGTAGTATATGGTAGCAGTTATTTTAAAGTTATAGGGACAACCGAAGTAACTGGACCTACTGGTAATACTGGTGAAACTGGACCATCTGGGCCCTCTGGAGCAACCGTAGCGGGACCAATTGGGTGGAGTGGTGGTGGTATCACCGCAATGTATAAAAATGCAACAGGTGGACTTTATACAGAATTTGAAAGATGGGAATATGGAACTTCTATTATTTCAAATTGGACAACTCCTAATTCTATTATAGGACCTACTGGTAATACAGAAACTATTATAGATGGTGGAAATACTTATGATGCCGTTGGTGGTGCTACAGTATTTAAGGTTCAAGATTCTTCCCATAAAATTACTATCAGAACCATTGAAGGTACTGGTGGTATTTTAACAAGTACAGCATACAATGAACCACCAACGATTGACTTAAATTACGACCGTGGGAACTTTGGTTACTTAGATGTTACAGGTGGTTCTGGTGTTACTGGTCAGTTAGTTGGTGGATATTTGACAGGACTTACTGGAGCAACTTATAATATAAGTGGAACTTCTGGTGGTATTAGTGTTAAACTAAAAAGTTATAAAGAAAACTCAAAATATTTAAGTTTCCGACACAACAATGACGGTTTAGGAACGACATATGAAATATCAACATATGCTGGTGACTGGCCACCATATGATTTGCAGTCTGGCGGAGTTAGAGGTATATTAGAACCAAATAAGTTTGGTATAGTTGAACTAGACTTAACTACTCTTGACGGATTTGATTATAGTGTTGGTAGTACTGGACCAATACAAATAATTGATATTGCAGATGCTAGTTTTGGTTACACAGGAAATAATATTGGTGTATTAACGGATGTTGGTAAATCCTTTACACTTATAGTTAAAGGTGCAACATATGGAAATCAAAACAATTACCAATTTTCCAATGTTGTTTGGCCTTTCGATAGACAACCATGTTTTAGTGGTGGAACAGATATATTTAATTTCTTCTGGTTGCCGTGTGACCCAAGATATTCTGATTGTCCAGGTCCTCAACATGACCACGGTAGTATACTTTGTCCAAATGGTGCCGCATGGCACGGAAATATAGTTCAATGGAAATCTGCTGATACTAATATAATAGAAAACACTTCTGAGGACCCATTTTTCTGTCATGATAACAATCCCGATGCTTTATGTGGTGACTTTTTATATGATAATCCAACTGGATTAGTTAATATAAACGGCAGCGAAAGACAATCATTTAGTGATGATGGTTCTACGGGTGCTTGCTGTAGAGGAGAAGGTAAATGTATACACACAATAGAAGGTTTGTGTACAGGATATTGGCATGGTTCTGCAACAGTATGTGGTGGATTAACTAGTGGATGGACAGGAAGTATTTGTTTTGATACAGGTGCATGTTGTGTTCACTATACAAACTCTGGAAAAATAGAATGCTTCAATGATTTAAGTGTAGACGATTGTATAAATCTTGGTGAACTTTTAGATGTCGAAACTTCATTCGGTGGACTATCAGCAGACTGTAGGAATATGGACTGTGATAATGCTAGTAGAAGTTTGGGTGCATGTTGTGATGGTAGAGGAGGATGTTCACAGAAAACAAGAAGTGGATGTCTTACACTCGGTTATCATTTTCATGGAGAAGGAAGTATATGTTCATTAGATAATGGAACTGAAATTTGTTATGGTGGAACAGGTGCTTGTTGTTATTCGGGTGGAACATGTGTTAATGGAATTACAGGAAGTTCGTGTATAGAAGATGGTAACTTATATGCAGGTGCTGGTATAGATTGTGATGATATTACATGTAGAACCGATGAACATAGTAGTTGCGTTGCATCTATCGCGGGGTTAGACCTTGTGCCTGGAGATGAATATGCAGGTGGTATCGTGGTTGGACTTTATAGACCATTTGGTTCACAGGTATTCGGTTCATCTAGTTTCGGTAAAGATAAAACTGCTACTTGGAATGAATTGATGCTTGGAGCAACTGGTTCTTTAACGGACAATTTGGGATTAACTTGTGATATATATCGTTCCAAATATGACTGGCATGGATATGGTTTTACTTCAGAAAAGGGTTGCCCAGATTATAATAAATTATCATTAGAGGATGATGAACTATCAAGACCAGATGCATACTATATGATAATCTCACCATCTCCAATTGCAATAACTGGTGATAGACAGGTTGTAAACTATAACAATTCAGACTTTGATGGTGCGACTCAAGAATTCTATTGGGGTAATAGAGGAAGTTCGTGGGGACCACTTTACAATCCAAACACAGGACAGGTTGATGAGATAAACGAAAAATATATTGAAACAGTATTTAAACTTTCTGAAGGATATTGGTTTAATGAAAATATTGGTGAACAATCATTAAATGTTTTAGGAAGTCATACATTTACATCATGTAGAAATGCACGAAGACTTGGTACAGGATATGCACAGAAACTTACAACAAAACCTTTGCAGTCTGCACATGGACTTTGGCATAGAGCATGGGGAATTTACAATAATATCAGAATCATTAATGCTGACAATGTTTTGTATAAAGGGTACGATGATAAAAATGGTCACTACTCATCAACGGACTTTGGTCCAGGATTGACAAGTGATTATATTTCTGCATTCAGAGCAACAAGATTAATGGACGATGCCTTAACAACTATTACAGGTGGAACAGGTTCAAATATTCCTGAAGTTTCCTCGTGGTATGTTCCAAGTCATGATGAAATGTCATTCATTGCTTCCAACTGTATAACCAGTAGACCATATGACTTCAATTTAAATGCTTCCTTGTTGGTAAAGGGTGCTGTTCCACTTGATGGTTGGTATTGGACATCCACTGGTGCATTCGATGAAACAAAAGGAAGAACTGCATCAGGAGAAGGTGTTATAGGTATTGGTGGTTCTACTGCTGACCCAGGCACTCTTGCATGGGCAATGAAATTTAACATAAATCAAGACGAAAATAAGTTCATGGTAGGAAAGAAAAATAGAACACAGAATACATATAAAGTAAGACCTATTCGTTTAGTTAGATGTGATGGTAAGTATGCAACGGGTGGGGATGGAAATCAAAAACTTTGGGATTTACCAAAAACATTAAGAGATTCAGACCAAGGAATTAATCAATAACATGCCAGTAATTTACGGTTCAAGCAGAATACAAGAAACAAGTGTGAGTGGTTCTATTGCAGGACCAACTGGCAACACTGGACCTACAGGACCAACTGGCAACACTGGTCCACTAGGACCAACTGGTGATACTGGAATTATTGGGGAAGGAATTACATTTGACCTAAATTATGACTTTGGTGGTGAAATCGGAGTAGGAGTTTCATATGGTATAACCTCTGGTGGTAATTCTTATGGTCTTGGAACAATAACATTTACTCTTGATACAGGAACAACAATTGCAGTAACAGGTTGTACAGGTGCAACAGGTGATGGTATTAATTTTGATAATGGTCAATGGCATACATCCTTTGAAATTGATAATACCTATACTAACCACCAAGATTACAGTGAAATTTTTTCATATTTAGAATCAAATGGTACTGCTGGCGGGACTGCATATTTTAGAACTCTCACTTCAAGTGGTAGAGATATTTCTATAGATGGTGTCACGGATTATTATATCCGAATAAGGGGAGCAACATACGAGTATGGTATTATGGGCAATACTGGAGAATTGCTTCACATATATGATGGGTTGTCTGCACATGGTTCATTAAATACTTTCTGGGATGATGATAAGAAAAATCTTACAGCAAGATTAACAACATTTAGAGAAGCAAAAGATTCAGTAAATCTCGATAGTGAAGATGAAATTACAAATACTTCGAGTGTTGGTTCTTCTACTGGTCAAACTGGTGCGTTTGTTCCATTCACTTATATAAGTACAAACATTGACGGTAATACTGAAATCTATTCTGGATTTCATATGGGACAGACACACGATGCGGTATTGGGAACTTCTACAGATGTAACACATGTGTTTAGCAATTCAAAGACAACACATGATACTCAATATTCAAGTGCAAGCGCTCTTGGTTCTTGTTGTTATTGTACTGATAGTACGGTAGGGGAGGATTATCCAGGATGTGTAGATTATGTTACGCAAGATTATTGTACTAATCTTGGTGGTGTGTTTGATACAACAACTTGTCTTGCAAGACCAGAAGGACCAAACTGTTATTCAGAAGGTGCATGTTGTGTAAATGGAATATGTGCAGAAACCTCTTTGAATAAATGTAGAAATGTTTATGGTGGTTTCTATGTTGAAGGACAGACTTGTATTGGTGTTGAAATTCTAGGTGGTTGTCCAGAACCCTGTCAAGCCACAGGTGCTTGTTGTGTAGAGGGTTCTTGTTATGAAATGAGTGAATATCAATGTTCGTTTGAGTCTAACAGTGTATTCTTTGATGGTGGTGTGTGTACAGGAAGTGAGGCTGTAAACTGTTGTCTAGAAGGAGGCATTGGTGCTTGTTGTGTGGAAGAAGCATGTTATGAAACTTCCCCTGCGATTTGTTCAACTCTTACTGCATCGGATGGTTTTACTAAAGGGGTCTTCTGGGGTGTCGGTTCTCGATGTGCAGGACCTTCAAGAATTGGTGGTGGTGGAATTAATGAAGATGCCGCATATGCACCATTTAATTGTACATGGTCACCAGAGAGTGGAAGGGACTATGATGGTTGGATTGCAGATTGGGGAACTGGTCCTGCTGGTTTAGTTAATGTTGATGGTGTTTGTTTAGATGCAAGTGGGACCCCATTATTTGGAGGCAATGGACTTCCAATATATCCACCATGTCCTACATGTGTTGGATGGAGGCAAATAATAGGCGGCGGTCCTTGTGTAGATGAAAGTGGAAACCATGTAAACATTTGTGCATGTGAAGGTGTTGGTTACGGTGATGGACCTGGACAGTGTTATGTTGAAGACCTTCCAATATGCCAACCAGGCAGTGTAGATATAGAAAACCAATGTGAGGGTATGTGTTGTTACCGAACACTACTAGAAGGTACTTGGGATTGTACACAGAAAACAAGAGATGCATGTTCAGATATGAACGATGGTGTCGAGAATATTTACTCCCATATTAAGTGGAGTGGATGTTCGACTAATAATTATAGTTTATCTATCCCAATAATAGGACCTCCATCGTCTTTGGGTGGTAATCACTTGCTTGCGCCAGAATGTGTTGGACAAAATCTAACAAGCAGTCCAAATGTAATGTTGCAAGTTGATACTAATATAGAGATGTTCCAATTATCAAATATTATTAAACCCGCACTTACTTCGTTTGTAGACCAACTAGATTCAACATATGAAAAAATAGGATTTAATGATTCCGTGTTTGCAGACACTTCGGTGGATGTTTCTCTTACCAATAATTATGCAATAGTAAAAGAAGGCATACACAGTATGGCAATTGGAGATAGAGTACTTGCTAGACCGTTGGAATATGTTGGTATTAATTTTAATAGTGCTACACAAGGAACTCACGGAAAAATATTAATCATACTGTCTAACGGAAACATGCGTTCTATAGAAGAAAAAGATGCAGCGATTGAACAAGCACGAAAACTAAGGGATGAAGCAGGTGTTATCATTTACGCTATAGGTGTAAACACAGGTGAAAATTCAGACCTTAATTTCGTGCGTGAACTAGCAACACCTAGTGTTGATGGAGTGGAAGAATATTATAAAACAATTACATCCAATGAAATAAAAAATACTTTAAATCAAATTGGTCATGCAATTTCATGTGGTGGTGAGGATGTTACAACTTTTACAACAACAATTAGTACAGGTAGTATTATATTAGCAGATTTGACTCCTTATGAATGTTGTTGTGACCATGATGGTACTGATTTAAAAGGATTAGCAGGAGGTAATTTAAATAATGGAATTACCGACCCGAACAATATGTTGTGTTGTTCTGATACTGGTGACCCTTGCCCAAGTGGTTATCCTACAGAAGAATTAATGTCAACATGTTGTTTCTGGAGAATAGAAGGGGAAGGCGCTGTCAACGAAACTATGGGTCGTCAATGTGAATGGATTGGTAGTGAGGGCAGCCCTGCACATCCATGGCTAAGTGCTGACGAAGTTTGCATGGCAATACATCATGGTACTTCTGCTTCAGACTTACTAGATAATAATTGTGAGAATGTTAATATGGATGGTTGTTGTTGCTTCAATGATACTTGGTCATTGGAATTGAAAGGCCTTGAATGGTTATCTGAATTTGATGATTGGCAGATTCCAGAAGCAGGTGATTGTATTGAACAAGGATGGGGTATGTACTATGCATACCAAATGAATGAAACTCGTTGTGACTTTTACGGTGGCTGTTGGGTACATCAAGGAACATGTGATGGTGGTGTTGTCGGTGGTGAATGTCCAAACGGCAATTCCTGTGGATAGTTGATATAAATATATTATGGAAACTTCTACAAGGAATGAAACACAATGCCAGTAATCGGAAGTAGTTCAGTAACACCAGACTTTAACGCAGTTGGACCATCAGGTCCAAGTGGCGCTACTGTTGCTGGACCTATAGGGAATACTGGAGCGACTGGTGCAACTGGTCATACTGGAGCAACTGGTGTTCATGTTGTTTCTACTAGCAAAGAATTTCCATATTTAAATCTGCACCTATCCGTTGGTTCTATAGTTCAAATAGATGGAGTTGCAGGCATAACTGGTGCAACTGGTGCAGTTCATGGTGTTAATCTTGGTGGTGGTATTACAATATTTAGTACAGTAGGTAATGGTGTTACTGGTGCTACAATGTGGTTCAGGGGAATTACTTCTGATGGTTCTGTTTCTGTTTACTTATCTCAAGATAGCAACACTATTGCTATTAGTGGTGATAATAGTAAACAGGGAGGAACTGCGGATACACTTTCTACAGATAGATTCTTATATCTTTCTAGTGGTGGTACTGCTAGTGCTTCAGGATTAACATTTGAATCTGGTGGGATAATGTCATTTGATAATACTGTGACACTAGACCCAGAAGAAAATATTATAACTATTGGTTCTGTTGCAAGTTTCGATGATATTGTTGGCATTACTGGTGGGATAGTTGTTGAAGGCGGAGAAACTGCCGGAGATGGTAAAGGAATACAATTAGAAGTTAGACATGCTTCGGTATATAAAATTTATACACCTATTGGAATTGGTGGCTTTACTGGGGAATTTGGTTCAGATGAAGTTTTTAGTTTCTCTGCTATAGTTGATGGAAATCATATATGGACTTTCCCATCAAATATTTACTTTGATGAAGGCGATGCATACTTCTCCTGTGCAGAAGATATTGTTAATTTTATAACGACTGATGGTGGTTCTACATGGAATGCTTCATTTTCTGCCAGAGGATATGGTGCAGAATATGGTGAGTGTGATGGGATACAAACATTTGGTTCTTGTTGTTATAATGATGACAATGGGTCACAACAATGTATAGAATATATTACACAAAATTCTTGTCAAGAAGATTTCAATAATGGAACTTGGGCCTCGCAAATTTCTTGTGGGGAGAACTGTGGTAGAACTGCGGAAGGCATTTGTTGTAGTGAAGGGGGCGAATGGGGCGCCTTTCAAGACACTGGACTTTGTATTCAAGGTTCGGGAGTTGCAGAATGTAATTACTTCGGAGGAAGTTTCTGGAATTATTTCTATTATGATATTGAAGGGGAGTTATTAGTAGGAGAACCAGAAAAAATTGAATGCACAATGACATTACCAGAGGGGTATGATAAATTATGTGCAGAACCTTGTATAGAAAGTCTTTGTTGTAAAGATGGTGTGTGTATTGGTGATTCGATAGGGAGTACAATACACGGTTCAGTTTCACCACTAATATGTAAGAGAGTTTTTGGTGGACAAGTAGTAGAAAACGCAGTATGTGGTGAAGTGGATTGTTGTAATTATAGTAAGATGGAAGGTGCATGTTGTTATCCAGAAATTTCAAGTTGTGATGTAATATCTGCATTTGACTGTACATCGAGTGGTGGTATATTCATGGGTCCAGATACTGAATGTTTAAATGATATCTGCTGTTTCACTGATGAAATAGGATTATGCTGTTTAGACTCTAATGCTTGTGATTGTTGTGGTTCGGGTAGAGAAAATTCTAACTGTTGTAAAAATCTAAACAGTTCTATGTGTCAAAGAATTGGAGGCAGATGGATTGGAGGAAAGACTTGCCCAGAGAGTGGTAATTGTCAATGTGGAACTTCTTCACTTTGCGTAGAACCAGACGAACCAACAGGTGCGTGTTGTATTCAGGGCCAATATGCAAACCAATGTATTAATAATCAAACCCAAGATAATTGTGTAGCATTGCTTGGTGGTGAATACATGGGAAATAATAGTACTTGTAGTGATGAGTTATGTGGATGGTCGCCTGATGCTGGTGCATGTTGTAGAGGTAAAGATGATTGCATTATTGACACCGAAACAAGTTGTAAAACTCAAGGATATACTTGGAATGGTTCTCCTACTTGTATTGGTGTAGAGTGTTGTGAAGATGATACGATTGGTGGATGTTGTTGGCAGCAGACTGGTCACTGTGGTATGAACTGTTTAGATTTAGATATTTGTCAATGTGATGAATTACCAGGTGGTGTTTGGAATGCCACAAAATGTACAAATAATGTGAGTGGTGGATGTGTTGAAGAATTTGGTGCTTGTTGCGTGACAGATAATTGCTTGACTGTTACTTGTTCTGAATGTCGCGATGAACATGGTGGTGTTTGGTTAGGTTATGATATTGATTGCTCAAGTAATCCCTGTAGTATTGCTTCAAATGGTGCGTGTTGTAATAGTGGAGTATGTTCGATGACAACTAAACCAAGGTGTGTAGGCGAGGGTGGTGACTGGCAAGGCGATGGGTCGATTTGTTGGAACACGAACTGTATTGTCCCAGAACCGACTGATGGTGCGTGTTGTATTTCTGAAACATGTTTTGAGAGTGGTGTATACACTGAACAAGAATGTATCGATGCAGGTGGTATATATCAAGGCGATGGTGTAGAGTGTGTCGATGTAACATGCACGACACCATCACCAACAGGTGCGTGTTGTTGGGGTAATTATAAGTGTTCGGAAATTACTGAAAGTGAATGTAGTGGTGTTTCTGGCACTTATGATGGTGACTATACCCATTGTCCAGCGAAAAACTGTACCGCACCAACTGGTTCTTGTTGCACCACCGATTGGCAATGTCTTACAGAAGAAATTGAAGCAGATTGTCTTGCCATCGGTGGAGTTTGGGATGAAGGCACAAACTTATGTGTAGATTGTGAAGAACCAACTGGTTCTTGTTGCACTGCCGATTGGCAATGTCTTACAGACCAATTTGAAGCAGATTGTAGTGCCGGTGGTGGAGTTTGGGATGAAGGCACAGACTTATGTGTAGATTGTGAAGAACCAACCGACCCAACAGGTGCATGTTGTGATTATGTGAGTGGTTGGTGTGGCGTCATTACTTCAGCAGATTGCAACATTTTGAACTATTTCTATGCTGGAGATAATACTACTTGCGAAGATATAACTTGTTGCAGTGGTGGGGATATTGGACTGTGCTGTTATTACCAAAATGGCGTGCATTATTGCGAAGAATTACAAGAGTGTGTATGTGATGAGTATTACGGTGAGTGGCTCGGTATTACTGATTGTTCCCAGTGTTCAACGAACGATGTGGGTGCGTGTTGTTCTGCAACTGAATGTTATATAACAACTGCTCAAATATGTCTTGCTAGGGGTGATGAGTTTAAGGGGATAAACACTCTGTGCGGTGATGGTAGTATATGTGATGACCCAACTGATGTGCAAGGCGCGTGTTGTATTATTAACAATCCTTGTATCATTTTCCCACCTGACGAGTGTTCATTGCTTAATGGTGTATATGCTGGAGATGATACTACTTGCGAAACCAATCCTTGCGGAAGATGTTGTAATCCGTGCGGTGATGGTTGTACTTATTCTTCATCGAATTCATGTGGTAGTGGTGGAATATGGTCCGCTGGGGATTGCGATATGCCATGTGTTGCGGTCACGACTTCCGGCGCGTGTTGTCCACCTGCGGTGCCATGTAGTGGTATAGATTTAATTTTTACGGTTGATGTGAGTGGGTCTATGGGGGCATTGTTACCCGCGGCTAAAGAAGCAATAAATACATTGATTCAAAATTTCATCGACCTTAATGAAGTTGACAAACACCTAGGTCTTGTATCATATTCGGAACATGGTTATTTAAATCACAGTCTTGACAACAATTATGAAGGACTAATTGTGGATGTTCTGGCACTTCAATCTATGAGTTCAACTTGGATGTCTAAGGGACTTAATGAAATTATCTTGCAATTTGCTGACGGTGGTCCTGCACAGGACTTCTCGCATCGTGCTATTATTATATTGTCTGACGGCGCAGATGCGAATTCAGAACTCGCGCTTCAGAAGGCATCGTATTTAAAATCTAATGGAGTTACCATATATACTATCGGTTTGGGCGATGGCGCAGACCAGGGTTTTTTGGCAAGCATCGCAACTCCCAATTTGGGCTCAAATATTTATTATTGGTTTTCTCCGACTTCTGATGACCTTGCGTTAATATACAACCAGATATATACTGGCATTTTTGACGCAGAGTGCGCTGCCGAATGCTTCGTGGAGCAACGGTGCATTTGTGAAGCAATGGAGGGCCACACATACCTTGGCGACAACACAACTTGTGAAGTAGAAGGTATTTTTTGTGGAACTCCCAATGACCCTCTCGGCGCATGTTGCCATCATTTTGATTGCGACATTAGGTCTGAGGGTTCGTGTAATGCTACCACTGGTTCTGTTTGGATGGGTGAGGGTACAATTTGCGCTGATGTTCTATGTACTTGCAATGATTCTGATATTGGAGCATGTTGTAATGGGATTGAATCCTGTAGCATGCTAACACAATGCGAGTGTTGGTTGGTGAGCGAAACCTCATACTGGAACGGGGTTGATACAACCTGCATTGATGACATATGCGATACAGACCCGCGAGGTAGATGTTGCCGGGCAGTTGGAGCAATTTGCGAAACAGATATTGATGCAATTGATTGCACTGCACCAGATGTTTGGCACTCTATAAATAGTTGTTTGGGTATTGAATGCAACCAAGTTTATTGCTGTAATTGGAATTGTGCTGGTGGTGATGTAACTTGCGATGAATTCATCCAGTACAACATGGAGTGCGATGCTTATGTGAATGAATGTGTGGATTGTACTCATGATAGTTGTGGCATCATGGCGTGCTGTCACAACACTCCTGCGGGCCCTTTTTGCTGTGATGATTTGCTCTTCGATGAATGCGAACTTTTCACATCCTCCTTCCGACATCCCACGTTGAGTTGTGCCGAGTCTTGGGAGGCTGGTTGGGGTTGCCCATCTTGCGGAGGTCCTCAACCCCTTGTAACAAATTTTGAATATCTTCAACTTCCAGACGGAAGGTGTGAATGGATTGATTGTGATATAAATGGTTGTCCATATCCAGCATGCACTAACGGAACATAAATATAATGGAGATTCTATCTAGGAATAAAAACAATGCCAGTAATCGGAAGTAGTTCAATAACACCAGACTTTAACGCAGTTGGTCCATCAGGTCCAAGTGGCGCGACTGTTGCTGGACCTATAGGGAACACTGGTGCTACAGGTAATACAGGTCCAACTGGTGCAACTGGTGTTCATGTTGTTTCTACTAGCAAAGAATTTCCATATTTGAATTTAAACCTATCAGATGGTAGTGTTGTTCAAATAAAGGGTGTTGGAGGGATTACAGGAGCAACAGGGACGGTTAATGGGGTTAATCTTGGTGATGGTATAACTATATTCAGTACAGTAGGTAACGGTGTTACTGGTGCTACAATGTGGTTTAGAGGTATTACTTCTGATGGTTCTATTTCTGTTTATCTTTCTCAAGACAGTAAAACTATTGCAATAAGTGGGGACGCTATCAAGCAAGGTGGAACTGCGGGGACACTTGCCACAGATAAATTCTTATACCTATCTGACGGAGGAACTGCGAGTGCATCGGGGTTGACTTTCGAGTCTGGTGGTATGATGTCATTTGATAATACTGTGACACTAGACCCAGAAGAAAATATTATATTTGTAGCAGAAATAGAATCTACTGACATTGTAGGTATTACTGGTGGAGAATATATTAGTGGTGGAGAAACTGCTGGCGATGGAACAGGAATACAATTAGAAATACGAAATGGTTCTGTATATAAAATCAGCACACCAATAGGAATTGCAGGGTTCACTGGTGAATTTAATTCAAATGAAGTCTTTAGTTTTACAACTGTTATTGAAAGTAATAACATATGGGACTGGCCTACAAATGTTTATTTTGACGAAGACGATGCATTCTTTTCCTGTGCAGAAGACATTATAAATTTCATAAGCAATGATGGTGGTGCTACATGGAATGCTTCATTTACAGTTAGAGGATATGGAGTATCACATGGAGATTGTGATGGGATAATAAATATCGGTTCTTGTTGTTTCATAGATGACCAAGGCGATAATCAATGTATAGAATATACAACAAAAGATATATGCGAAGAAAAGAACATGGCAGTATGGAGTATGCTTTCCGATTGTTCGGGAAATTGTGGTCTTACTGCTGAAGGAATTTGTTGTAGTGATGGTGGCAACTGGGGAAGTTATATCGGAACTGGTGTTTGCATCGAAGGAAAAGGTTTAGCAGAATGTAATTACTTTGGTGGAAGTTTCTGGGAGTACTTGTATTATAAAGATGCAGAAACAGACGATGGTGCATGGTACTTAGAAGAACTAGAAACACCCACACCAATTGATTGTTACATCATGGAAGATTTATGTGCAAGTCCTTGTGAAGAAGAATGGGTTGCTTGTTGTGTAGATGGTGTTTGTGTTGGAGATAGTGTGGGTTCTACTGAACTTGGTTCAGTGTCGTCAAATATTTGCAAATATGTTTTGGGTGGTGTTCCAGTAGAAGGTGGTATTTGTGGAACTGTTGATTGTTGTGACCATAGTGTTGTAGTTGGTGCATGTTGTATTGAAGGAATAGAACAATGTCAAGATGTCACCAATCAAATGTGTTCATCCCTTGGTGGTATATTCATGGGACCTGGCACCGATTGTGAAACAGATGTTTGTTGTTATCATATTGAAACAGGAATTTGTTGTTTAAATGCCGCACAATGTAACTGTTGTGATTCTCCATCAGTACCTCAAAATAATTGTTGTAGAGATTTAACATTTTCAGAATGTGACTATCTTGGTGGTACTTGGCACGCTAGTAGTGGTGGTGGTGGTTCATGCACACCAGAAGTTGGAAGTTGTCAGTGTGGAAAATCAGATATTTGTGTGTCTACTGGTGCATGTTGTACTAATGGGATATGTTCCGAAGTTTATGAATCGGGTTGTGTTGGTGATTTCCAAGGTAGTGGTACATCCTGTGACGCAACTACATGTCTTGGTTGTTGCTGTACTTGTGACGGTGGTGAACAAGTTTTAAATAATAGTACATTAGAAGATTGTACGGCAAGTGGTGGAACTTACATTAATACTGCATGTGACGATGTGCCGCCTGAAACCTCTTGTTGCGCTGCCGCTGGTTGTACAGACGATTCTGATTGTCTTTTCAATGGGTTGCAATTCTGTTGCGAAGACGGGGTGTGTGAAGTATGCCCGGGCGAACTTTGTGCAAACGATAACGATTGTCCTGATGGAAGTTGTTGTTGTGATGGAGTATGTGGTGACTTAAAAGAATCGGGAATTCCCGGCCAATGCGTTGCTTGCAATGGTGGTGGAAGTTGCCCTGGTGCATGTTGTGTACTACCAAACACAGTATTCGCGCATTGTGCCCACACAACCGAAGAAGCATGTGAGGCGAGTGGTGGTGGTTTTCATGGATGCGATAGTACATGTGGGATTCTAGAACAAATCTCATGTGCAGAACCCGCCGATATGTGTTGTTGTTGTTGGGCAGGTGGTGATATGTGTATGCCATACTGGCCTCAATTTGGTGGAGGGTGTGGTGGTACATGTTACCATCCATTTTCACCGCAAATGTGCAAGGATGGACCGTGTTGTGCAACACTGGATGAAGATACTCCACTATTCCTGAGAAGCGCTCTTTTGAGATGTTGTGAGCCGGGTGATAATAACAGTTCGCCGATGCCAAATTGTAATGGGTGTATTGGTGATTGTCTTGAAGACGATATGTTCGGAGAATGTTTTGGTGTTGGTGGTTGTACTAGTTGCGAGTGTGAAGACATGTGCGGTTTTACATGTGTGGATGGTGTATGTACTGAAGAAAGATGTTGTGGTTTTTGGCCATCAGATTGTCCCGGTGGTTTCTATTGTAGTGACAAGTGTTGTATGAATCACCAACAGTGTTGTGGCGAGGCCACAAGTAAATGTTGTCACGAAATTAGTGAAACATGTTGTAAGAGTGAGTGGTTTGACGGTGTTGGTTGGGAGCCAACCACATGCTGTGAAAAACCAGGTATGATGTTTCCGTATGATGATAATCCTTGTAATGCAGATATGGACCCCACAACTGATATCCCGGATATGATTGACTGTGGTTGCCAAAATTGTCATCAACAAAGTGGATGTGATGCTTGGGGTGGGTTCTGGGTTGGTTCTAGTCCAACCAATGGCACATGCTGGTGCAGTCCGTGCCACACGGTGCAAGGTTGTATTGCCCTTGGTGGCGCTTGGGTTGGTAGCAACAACTCGCAGGACCCTGGGTTTTGTGATTGGGGGTCATGTCATACAACAGGATATGAACCGTGTGATGCCGATTATTTATGTGTAATAACAGACCATAATTATTGCGATACTACCACAGGAGTATGGACTTTTAAAACTAACACAACATGTAGAGGTTGCCTCATACAACCGGGAGAAACCTGTTGCGCGCATGAATGGGCTGATGGCGAACCAGAATGTTGTGCAAACGAAGAAATTCTTAATGAAGTATTAATAGACCCAGGTGAGTCCTGTTGTTTAAGTCTTACTGGAAAAGAACACGAGTGTTGCCCTTGGTATTGGGACTTGGACATTCCGTATGATGATTGGAAAAACGGTTGCTGTCCCGGTTTTGGAGAAGTTTCTTGTTGTGGTTGGGAAGAACGGTGTGACTGTGCTGAACCTCCTAATTGTCACATTGTTCATGAACAATGCGGAACTATTTTGGGTTATAACTGTATACCACCAAACATATGCGATGGAAGTGGCAATCCAACTGTTGAACAAGAACCACCTTGGTTTGGGCAATGCTGTACTGGTTGGACAAAAGAATGGGACTGTGGTGGTCAAACTTCTGATGACCCAGAGACCGATGGCAATTGTCAATGGACCGGAAATTGGATGTGCTGTCCAACTGAAATGGATTGTATGATGCAAGATATGGATGCTGTTGGTTACTTTACAGGTGCGGATTTGTGTGGTTGTTACTATGTTAGCGATAATGGTGGTGACTGTGGAACGGTAGAAGGTGGTTTCTGGGAAATAGATGGTGAATGTATCAATGATGGGGTGGGATATTGTTGCAATGGTACACACCTTACTAGAACGACTTGCTGTAATGGAAACTGGAAATTGGCCTGTCATTGGATGGGGAATATTGATTGCGATTGTGGAATATCTACTGGTCACAATGACCCATACGACCTGCCAGATACTGGATGTTGCGATGGAGCATGTATTGATACTCGCGCGGGGGGGCCCAACGATGGGCAGTACTGTTGTGATGGCGCCATCATGTGCATCGACGGCGAATTTTATTCTGGAAAAGGATGTTGTTGTAAAACTGACCAAGTTACTGGTGAATCATATGAGTGTGTGTGTTGTCCTGTTGGCGATTCGCAAGGGTTGATGGACCAGAAATGTTGCAACAATGTATGTTATGACGATGTGACCCAACTATGTTGCGGGGTCTGGCCAGACGACCTAGTAATAGTTGACAAAACTGACTTTGTATGTTGTGATGGAGCGCCGGGTCATATTTGTTCGACTGCGGGTGACTCTGCATGTTGCGCTGCAGGGTGCGCGGCCGATGGTGGTGTTGGTTCTGTTTGTTGTCCCCAAGGTTGCGTTCCACCTGGACAAGTTGGGTGTACACAAGCCAACTGCGCTTCGCAGGAGGGGTGTGGTACGGACGACTGGGATGGTTGGGGTTGTTGGAGTCCTGGAATCGAAGAAGATTTGGAAGAACGAGCATATTACTCAGAACCAGCAGTTGCTCCAGATAATGCAGGTATGGACCCATCCATGCCAGGCTATGTTCCATACTATCATAGCACAGAAGAACCAATTAAAGAAAAGAAAATATCAAACACCACAAAGAAACAAATAACAAAAAATTCCACAGAAGGAATTAGTAGATATATGGTGAATGGATTGTGTCAAGAAATATATTGTGAAGGGAATTGTGAGTGGCCTCGATGTTAATGATTATAAATAAGATAAAGGAAACTGTATGAGTATTCAACATAGGTCTAGAATTAAATCTATTGCAGATTACACCTCGAACGCAAATAGTCAAGGTGCATGTTGTTACGCTCGTGCAGAAGGTCCTGTAGCAGAATATTATAATACTTGTGTTGTGAATGGTGGTCACTGGCAACCTGTTGACGATATAGGTGACCTCACACAAGTTGCATGCCCTAATTTGGGTGTAACTGGTTGTTGCTGTTCTTGCAGTTATGTAGATAATTGGGGTGGAGGGCAAGGTGTTGATGGTGCAACTGGATTTTTTGACGCATATAACGAAAGTAGTCAAAACTGTGAAATGATAGATACAGACGACCCAACCTTGGTCTTCCCTTGTTACCAAGGCGGTTTACAAGACAATATAACTTTTTGCGAATGTTCTGATAGGGGTGGTGTATGGGCGCAAGGAATATCTTGTGACACATATACAAAAATCGAACCTTACGATGATGATGCAAATGCTCCAGATATGGTGAAGATTGGTGCATACCAGTTATGTTCAAGGGGTGGAACGCAACCTGATGTTAGATGGCCTGGTGCATGTTGTTCTGGTAATACTTGTGACACTACTTGCTCTCCAAAAGAATGTGCAGTTATTGGTAATGCTCATGGAGCAACAGGAATTAGTTGGAATCCAAATAATTATTGCATTCATCCAATCGGTAATGGTTGGTATGACCCTGATAATCAAGGAGGGGATATTGTTCTAGCAGGATGCGACAGTGAACAATATACATCAGGAGAAAGTCAAGGATTTTATGAAAAGGATAAAAGAAGTGGTGTTTACATTGCAAAGGGCAATATAAATGCTTTATTGTTTGATAATTATTCTGACACTTTAAAATCTAGTTGCTCATATTTAAAATCCAAAGAATTAGTTTGTAGTAATGAAACTAAAACAATATGCGATGAATATAAAGGTATTTGGTCTGGTTATAATAAAGATGGAAAACAAATTGCATGTTCAGATACAATTACCACAGACATACAAGCATATATGACAAATAAAAATAAAATACCAAGAAGTATTATAAACACTTGGAAACTTGGTGATAGAGTTTTGGCTCAAGGTAGATATCTTGGTGAATTTATTGTTGCAGATGATACACACAGTCCAGGCAGTGAATGTTTTGGTACATCAGAAAACACAGGTAGTTGCTATCCTTATTATCCAAAAAATAATGATAATACTAAAAACTCTAATAAAACATTTGCTATAATAATTGCAGAAAATGATTTTGGTGGTTCAAATTTGCCATATGAAGCAGACTTAAATTCTTCCGATGTGTTGAGCAGTTCTAGTTGGGATTCTTGGTATAATCACTCACACAATAATCTCAACTTGACAAAAAATATCAATAGAACATATAATAAAAATGTTTGGTGGAGTTGGTGTATAGCATCAAAAGATTTATGGGGATTCGTAGCGAATCAAGTTAATGATTTAGATTTTATTACCAATACAACGATATCTGATGATACTCCAAATTTCCCTTATGCGGGGTTACAAAAAAATAATGTTACATTCTATTGGACATCTACTTTTGAAATCGGTTTTGATTATGGAACTAAAACACAATTAGTATATTGCCAAAGTTTCGGAGATTCTTCTAAAGTTGTTTTATCTAGACGAGATAACAAACATAGAGCCAGAACATTTCTAGCACTTGAAGTGGTAGATGATTAAACCTAATAAAATTCTCTTGACAATGTTAGTATATGGTGTATAATATTATTGAATTCTTAAATTATGGAGATTTAAATGACAGAAGAACAAAAGAAATTTAGAAAAGTACCCATTAACCCCAACCATAGGGGATTAAAGAAAAAATTGAGCATGGTGCAAAGTTTTGCTGTGGCTCTTGCTTCTAGAAATATAAACAACAATAAAATTAATAAACCCATTAAACAACTTAGAGTTTTAAGTTGTTTTGGTAATACCGAAAATGGAGGAGAATTGCCTCCCTGTGAATATCTACAACAAAGTGAAACTGACCCCACTAAACATATCTGTGGCGGATGTGGATGTGGAGATGCCAGTCGAACCTTTTTGATAGCAAATGCAGATGAATATGGTAAATTAGATTATCCAAAATTATCTTGTCCCCTGCAAATGCCAGGATTTACAAATTATATTGTAAGCACCCCTGACGAAGCAGAAGAACCTGTTACTAGAAAATACTACATTGAGAACATTGACTACGATAAAGTTCAAAATGTTTCTGTTGTTATTGGGGAAGAAATTACAGAAGACGACATAAAAGAAGAATCTTAAATAATTAATACGCCATCTTGCTCATGATGCTTTTATACATATATTGTAGAATTTCTATAAATATAAGTATCAGGAGTATTTTAAATGGCAAATCTTACCAGTAGAGATGAATTAATTGATTATGCTCTACGAAAATTGGGCGACCCAGTAGTAGAAGTAAATGTAGATAGACAACAGTGTGAAGACCGTCTTGACGAGGCTCTTTTATTGTTTTCTGAAAGACATCATGATGGCACAGAAAAAGCATATTTCAAGCATAAAGTAACACAAGCAAATAAAGATAATCTGTATATTGATACTAACGATTTTGGTCCAGTTAATGGACTGACTGCTGATGTTGATGCACCTACAGGAGCAGATATAGTAAGTGTTACTAAGGTGCTTCAGTTTGGAAATTTTGCTAACATTAATATGTTTGATGTAAGGTATCAAATGGCTCTAAGTGATTATTTTGGAATTAATAGAGGACTAGGATATAATAGTTCTATGGGTCTTGCCCGATATCATTCAACAAAACAATACATTAATATGATTGAGGACTTTTTTCAACCAGAAAAAATGATTAGATTTAGTAAGGTTAGAAATAGACTATTTTTAGACATGAGGCAAGATGACCTTACGGTAGATAGATATGTTATAGTTGAAGCATATGTAAAACTTAAATCTTCTACCTTTTCTGAAATATTCAATGATATTTGGATGAGGAAATATACCACAGCACTTATCAAAAAACAATGGGGACAAAACTTATCAAAATTTGAGGGGGTTCAATTGCCTGGTGGAGTTTCTCTGCGAGGAGAAGCAATTTCAAGTGAAGCAAATGAAGAAATATTAAGACTAGAGGAACAACTCCTATTGACATATGAACTACCAATTAATTTTGATGTAGGTTAAAGGTTTATAAATGGCTCGTAATCCACACTTTAAAGAATATTCTGGAGAGCAGAATGTATTAGAAGACCTCACCATTGAAACTATCAAAGCAATGGGTAAGGACATGGTCTATATTCCTAGAACTTTGGTCAACGAAGACAAACTCTTTGGTGAAGACCTTATTTCTAAGTTTGATGATGGTTATCAATTAGAAATGTATATTCAGTCCGTAGATGGATTTGAAGGTGAAGGAGATATACTCTCAAAATTTGGATTGGAAATTCGAGATAGAGTAGAACTATTAGTTTCTAAAAAAAGATTTGAACAGACTGTCGGTGACTATGAAAGTGTAACCAGACCTAAAGAAGGCGATTTAATATATTTTCCGTTGAGTAAAACTCTGTTTGAAATTAACTTTGTAGAACATGAAAATCCATTCTATCAATTAGGAAAACTTTACACATATAAACTATCATGTGAGGTATTCACATACAGTCACGAAGAAATCGATACTGGATATACGGATATCGATAGTGTTGAAAGTTCTACAAAGAAATTTGCAATTGAATGGGATTTGGGAACTAGAGTCAGTAGTAGTGTATACACCAATTTCTTTGAGGGTGAAACCGTATATCAAGTGTCTGGTGTTACTGGTGCGACTGCTGAACTTGCCAATGCAACTTCTACTGCTGTTGTTACTGGTTGGGATTCTACACTAACCAAACTAACAGTTACAAATATTGTGGGTACTATTAATGTTTCTGCTTCAGAAACAATTAAAGGTGCAGTATCTAGTGCAGAATATCCTATAACAACATCTACCACAACTACTCTAATTATACCACACGAACCAGAAGACGATAGCCCAATTGGTGATAATGAAGATATTGAATTGATTCGTGACCAAGATGATATCTTTGACTTTACTGATACTGACCCATTCTCAGAAGGTGAGTATTAATGTTTACACAATTCTACAATGAATCTATTAGAAAATTAGTAATCGGATTTGGTTCGTTATTTAATGATATAACCGTTAAAAGAGAAAATGTAGATGGAACGACCAAAGAAATTATTCGTGTTCCTCTATCATATGGTCCAAAAGAAAAGTTTATAAGAAGGATACAAGAGGGTAGTAGCATATCCAGTGGTGTGCATACTGAAATAACACTTCCAAGATTGGGATTCGATATTACTGGAATAATGTATGACCCTCAAAGAAAAGGAAATAAGTTAAGAAAAACTTCGGTGAAATCATCAGACGGTATATCTACTTCTTACAATTATTCCGAAGTTCCATATAATATTTCATTCGGTTTATATGCATTCTCAAGAAATCAAACAGATAACTTGCAGATTATAGAACAAATACTTCCTTATTTTACTCCAGAGTTTAATGTTTCCGTAAAGGTTAATAGAATTAATTCTAATGTTGACATTCCTATTGTTTTGGGTGGTGTGAGTACAATAGAAGAATATGAAGGTGAATTTGATACTCGGAGAAACTTAACTACTACTTTTGAGTTTACAGCAAAGACTTACATATATGGTCCACCGAAGACAAGCAAAATTATTACAACAGCAGAGATAGATATATTTGGTTCATCAGAAAAATTCAACTATCCTGTAGATGGCGTACACGACCTAAGAATAGGAATAACAGGTGGATATAGTGGAGCATCTGGAGCAACAGGTGGATTCACAGGTGGATTCACAGCAGGTAACGAATGGTATGGAGATTTTTATTATGAAACATAAGAAAAGTGTAGATGACAAGTTATCAGAAGCATTAGATACAGAATTTAATACTAAAGAGTTATCAAAACCTATACCCGCACACGCGAAAGCAATTGAGGTGAACGCCGTTGACAGCGAAAAGGATTATTGGTTGGTTCGTAAGAATATGAAAGAATTAATAAAAACGGGAGAGGATGCGATTGATGGTATTATTAAAGTTGCCACAGAAGGTGATGCACCAAGAGCATATGAAGTGGCCGCACAGATGATTAAAACTGTTGCAGAGGTGAACAAAGACCTTATGGACTTACACAAGAAAGTAAAAGAAATCAATAAAGAAGAACTTAATATCAATAACACAACCAACCAATCAATTTATGTTGGTTCGACCAGTGATTTGCAAGACTTAATAAATCAAGAACGAAGCAGAACAAAAGCAATGACCCATGATATTATTGATACAGAGATTGTAAATGAGCAATAAACAACAAGGTTATTTAGGAAATAAACAACTAAAAGAGGCTGGTATTGATATACAATTCACCGAAGAACAGGTGATTGAATATATGAAATGTGCCAAAGACCCTGTGTACTTTATTGAGAAGTATATCAAGGTTGTTTCGTTGGACGAGGGCCTTGTTCCATTTAAATTATATGACTTCCAAGATGACATGATACGAACTGTTCATGAAAATAGATTCACTATTGCAAAACTCCCTAGGCAGTCAGGTAAGTCCACTACGATGGTTGCATACCTACTACACTATATTATGTTTAACCAGAATATGAATGTTGCTATCCTTGCAAACAAGCAATCGGTTGCTAAAGATATTCTCAGTAGATTGCAACTCACATACGAGTATTTGCCACTTTGGTTGCAACAGGGTATTGTAGAATGGAACAAAGCATCCATTAAACTTGAAAACGGTTCAAGGATTATTGCATCATCTACATCATCCAGTGCGATTCGTGGTGGTTCATATAACGCAATTTTACTTGATGAATTTGCTCATGTCCCTACTAATATTGCCGAAGAATTCTTTAATTCTGTATATCCGACAATCTCCGCAGGGCAAGACACCAAAGTGATTATGATTTCAACACCAAACGGATTGAATATGTTCTATTATTATTGGAAGGGTGCGACAAAGAAACCAGGAGAATCTGGCAAAAACGATTATATTCCAATTGAAGTTCAATGGAATGAAGTACCACAATATCCTGGTGGTCCGTTACGAGATGAAAAGTGGAAAGAAGAAACTATTGCCAATACCAGTGCAGAGCAATTCCAACAAGAATTTATTTGCGACTTCTTGGGCAGTCAAAACACTCTAATTTCTTCTGCTAAACTTC